ACGGATGCAGCCCCAATAGTAACGGTTAATAGTGATACCGGAGTAGTGGGGAGCTATGTCTTATCTCGTCAGTGGACAGATGTTAATGTAACGGGAACAACAAATGAAACAAATGGTATTGTTTATACCCTACCGGCCAGTACATTAGGTATAAATGACGGTGTCCGTATAACCGCTCAACTTGAAAGTATCACTTATTCTGGAACGGGGAATGTAACAATTAGGGTATACTTTGGGACAACTGTGGTGGGACAAATAACTACAAGTGGAGCACAGAATAGAATTCTTCAGATTACTGTTTTTAATACCGGTTCTGTAAGTGCTCAGGAATACAATGAAATAGACATAGCATCGGGGAATAATGGTCAGGGAACAGCAGCCCAAAACACGGCAGCTGATGTAACAATAAAAGCTACGATACAGTTGAATGATGCCGCAAGTTCGTTTGATAGCTCTATGTTATTAGTGGAACATTTACGTTAATATGAAGAAGAGATGAAAAAAACACTATTTATCTTTTTATGTAGTTTTATTCTTTCTGCTTATACGTGGCAGTGGGGCGGGATTCAGTCTGGCGGGCCTGGTAGGCAGATGACTGCGGTAGATGTTGATACAGTCTATGGCTGTGCTGATATAGATCTACCGTATCTTACCGTAGATGGTGGTGAAACGTGGAATGTAAAAGCTGCGGGTGGGATAAGAAAGTATGGATGTTACGGGTTGATAAGAACGGATAATGCGAATTTGTACCTCGGAATTATAAAGGTTGATAATTGGTCCTACAGCTATGATCCAATAGTCTACCGGAGTCAAGATGGGGGCAATGTTTGGACGATAGTAGCAGAGAGTATATGGCCAGAAACATACTCTAAGTTAGATTGGATGGTTAGTAGATTCCCCTGGTCATCCGATTCTAATAGTGTTATTTGGATGTCTGGGTATGGAAATAAAAATGATGTTACCCCCAACAAAGTTCCTTTTGGTAAAATTAGTGCCAGCACATTTACTGATTTAGGTACTGGAATCCCTTCAGGCGTTCAGACAATTTGGGATGTTGATGTAGTGGATAAGACTGGTACTCAATTAGTCCTTATCTCAACAGAAGATGGTGTTTATTATTGTAATCCTACTTCTAGCTGTGATGCTACTGGAGATTGGACATTAGCCACAGGGGTTAGTGCAGGCAACCTTCGGTTTATGTATGTTGACCCATCTAATGATGATATTGTCTACTTAGTAAAAAGAGGAACTACTGGTAGTGATATATATAAGTCAACAAATAGAGGAGTAACCTGGGCAAAATGGAATGCTAGTTGTAACGAATGTGCCGGAACAAGTGATGACATTCCTACCCAGATAGCAGTAAATACTAATGGGGTTGTCTGTGTAATCGAGTATCGGCCTGAGAGTAATGATACAGGGGGACACCCAGTATATTGTTCCTCAAATGGTTTATCCTGGACAGAAGCTGCAATGTCTATAGCTAACTGTGTCCAGAATCAGTGTAATAATATGAATGATGGCACTCCATTTTTTCAACCAAGAGACTTAATTGCGGCAGGTAGTAATTTTTGGCTTTCAGGAGAGTTTGGGTTCTGGAGGAGCACAGATGGTGGGGCTATTTTCACCTCACAAACGAGTGGTTACTATGACCTTCCAGCAATAGATGTAGATTGTGCTGGGGGGAATTGTTGGACTGCGGACTATGATTATGCAACACATAAATCTACCAGTAGCCCTGATGGACCTTGGGCAGGCTTTTATCTTGGTCCTGGAACTACGCAGTATGAGTGTGGTGGTGTAGATGCGATAGATGCTAATACCATTTATTATGCTTGTGCAGGGGTTGAGGCTTCTGCCGGATCGTTATTAGTATTTAAAACCACAGATGGAGGTCTTAACTGGACATTAGTATCTTCTAACTTAGGGGCAAGTGGGACTGGGAAAATTCTAGCTACCTGGCCCAGGATAGCTGTCAGTCCAGTAGATACTAACAAAATTTTAGTTGGCGCCAGAAAAGATAGAAGCGGTGCGTCTGGAGGCATTTGGTATTCGTCTAATGCCGGAGCAAGTTTTACTAAGGTTTTGACTGTAGATAAATGTGGCCGTCCTGCTTTTGATTCTTCAGGGAATGCTTATAATATCTGTAATGGGGATATTTACAAAGCCTTATCAACAAATCTGGCCTCATGGTCAATTGTATACAATAGTGCTTATTTTGTTGCTGGGAATTTTCTAGGAGTGATGGTTGATCCGAATAATAACAACAATGTTTGGGCAGTAACGGATAACAATAAGATATTGAAGAGTGAAAATGCCGGGACATCCTGGACAGCAAAATATACAGCAACTGATGCCAAAATGCTGAATGGTGTTGTTTTAGTTGACCGTACCGATGCAACTGGTAATACTGTTTATGCCAGTTGGAACCATGATTGGGAGTTTGGCTATAGCGGAGGGTTAATAAAAACTATTGATGGTGGAACCAACTGGGTGAGCTATATGGATGGGTTAATATGGGCCCCTGAAGGCGTAGGTTTTGGATTATACCAAGACCCAAGTAACGATATTTTCGCTACTGCTACTGTAGGCATATATAAACTGGTTACTGGAATCCCTCCTCCCCCACCTCCCCCAAGTAATAAGCTAGCTTATTGTACACAGACGGCAACTCCACCGACCATAGATGGGGCTATTGCTGATTCTGTATGGACAGCCGCTACGGCCTATGATATTGACGCGACAATGTGTGTGGTGGGGACTTGCGATAGTGGTACAGCGGGGCAATTTAAGTGCCTCTTTGACTCAAGTAAAATATATATTGCTTGGGATATAGATGATGATTCTGTCCAAGCTCCAACATCTCATCCGAGCGGGAATATGCACAAATGGGACTCAGTGGAGATATACTTTGACCGGAACAATGAGGCAGCAACCAGCTATGATACTAATGATTGGAAGTTAGATATTGATTCCAGAGCTGATCCTAATACTGATCGAAGAAAGGCTAAGAATGGCCCGGCAGTAGACGATCCTGCCTGGCTATTAGGCTCATCTAATACCGGCAATGGCTGGGATGCAAATGCAGGTTGGATAGGAGAAGCAAGTGCAACCTGGGCAGACTTAGGGGGAAGCGGAGTATCTCCCGCAATAAACGATATTATTGGTCTTGATTTTGCCATTAACGATTCCGATACCGGCGGTACAAGAGAAAGTCAGGAGGAATGGAGTGGTGATGGGACAAGCTATCTTGACCCATCACAATTTGGAGAATTAAAATTTATTGCCGGGGCACCTCCATCAGGACCGTGTCGGTAATTCAGTTATTGTGGTTCAGATGGGGGTTTGACCTATAGTGTTGTTATTAAACTTGATGTGGACTAAGAAGTGTTGTACAAATTAATATAATAGAATTGAGGAAAGGAAAATAATTTAAATATGCCTAGATCTACTATTTTTGATGTTTACCAGAATGCCTATTATAAGGCAGCTACTCAATTTCTATTTCGGGAATTTAATCCAGTTAGACTAGCGAGTAGTTTTGTATATAACTCGGTGGGTTCTGGTGGTTTGGCAGCTACTAATGGTTTGATAGATGTATCAAGATATAGAAGTAAAGAAATATATTATCAGCCTAGAATATTGAATAGTGGCTCTGTAGCTTTTAGTATAGAGGGTAAGGCTGCTTTTATGAGTACCTGGACACAGTTGGATGTATTTACTAAGACGTCCGAGCAGGCTACCTGGTACACGGGATATATGGTGACTGAGGAAATAGATCATTTGAGGGTAGGAGTAAGGGCAGCAAGCCCGGGAGCTAGCGATATTGTTAATATTTATTTAGGCTTAAAATAGGGAGAAGATAAATATTATGAAAAGAAAACATTGGTTGCTAGCTTTTTTGGTAATGCTGTTTCCTTTTCTTATAGCGGCAGATAAGAAGCCCTTAGTATTGAACGCTGGTGTCCCTGGGCAAGTGAGATCAGGTGATTATATTGAGGGCCTCGGCCCCAACGCCAATCCTTCCAACCTTCTTTCCTCTGGCACTGGTGGAATGGAGTTATGGCCAGATGGGACTGGTAATGCTCCGTTTGGGACTGCGTTGGTGCTTACACCTACTGTGGCTCAGATAACGGGTATTAAGGGTTATGGAAGTGTAGGGCCTTATGCGGCGAGAGTAACGGCAACGGGGGCCGGGGATGAAGGGATAAGCATTACCTTAGCTACCCTTGAAGCTTCTACTGTATATTCTATCTCAGTATGGACAAAGGCTACAGCAGGAGACACGACTAGTGTTATAACGACTGGTTGCGTATCTAATATAAACACCGATACTACAGCAACGTCATGGACATTAGTAACTGGCACTTGTACCACGGATGCTACTCCTACCAACATAGTAATTCAGCTAGTAGCTTCTGCAGATACTGATATAGCGGATTTTGAAGGGTTGTCAGTTACTAAAAGCCCTATCCCAGCAGCCTTTGCCGAGGGGCCAATGATGGGAGAAAGAAGATTACAATTTTTCGCTAATACTACTGTGGGAACAACAACAACTTCAGAGGCATGGACGGTTATTGGTATGGATGGAGAAGATTTTGATCCTGCGGGGAAATATAATTTGTCAACTGATCGCTACACTCCTGGGGAGGATGGGCATTATCTTATTATAGGTTGTGTGGGTTTTAACCCAGGTGTAGATGGAAAAGTGTATCAGCATGGGGTGCTTAAAAACGGTTCTATTACTTATCCAGGAACCGGAGGGCCCCATGCAGCAGGGACATCTGGTATAACCCCATGCAGTAGCGTACTACTATTTCTTGACGAGAATGATTATGCTCAATGTGCGGGGACGCAAAACACAGGAGGGAACGTTGATACACTAGGAAATAATAATAGTTTTTGTGCTGGATATAAAATTGATTAGGAGAAAAGATATGAAAAAACTATTTATAACAACGTTATTGCTAGGCTGCTTTTCTGTAATAGCTTTTGCTGGTACTCCTAATTGTGTTAGGTGTAAGATTAATACAGTTAAGCTAGAAGTTATTGAAAAATATGCCCTTAATCTTTTAGATACTACTGAGTGTGCACCGGGAATAAATGAACTAGAGATGCTAAAAGCTGATGAAGTCTATATAAGTATTTCTTTGCCAGAAGAAATAAATAAGGCCTTTACTGCCACTAAAATAATTGTTACTAAAGATTTAGAGGGCAAGTATCAGCTAACCTATGATTTTGTTCCTCTTTTAACAGATGAAGAGAAAGCCGCTAAAGCCTTTGAAGGGCTTATTCTAGCCGAATTTCCGCAAATAACTAAGTTTGGAGATTTAACGCCAGAGATGATTGACCAGTACGTGGTGGATCATCCTCTAGATAAGAATATGCTAGGTAAAATTATAAAGGCAGGTTTATTTTATATCAGGTCTGGAGGAGGGTTAAAGTGAAATAATGTTCCGTAAAAATCAAGAAAAAACTGATGGTTCTTACGCAAAATGCACCAATGATAAGTGTGGTGTATACTGGGAGAGTACTAAAATTAGATTGTGTCAGCTTTGTGGAAACCCTGTAAAGATAGTAGTAATAAAGGAAGATGGAAAAACAGAAACAGATGCCAGATAAAAAAGAAGGAGTGATGAGTGGATATATTTGCAGACCCAAAAACAATTATCTTTTTAATTACTTCTTTTATAGCCCTCGGTGGTGTAGGGGCGGTAGTAAAAATAACCTGGGATAGAATGAATAAGTTGGCTAATGGGGTTGTCTACCAGGATGAATTTAAACAATTTGAAAAAAGATTTGTGGAAATGAAAGATGGTATTGTTGATCTAAGGATTCAGCAGGGAGTATATCATCAAGAGATAACGGATTGGCTAAGAAAGATTGATGAGCGGTGTATAAAGCATTTGGTGGGAGGGACAGGAAATTGAAAATTGATCTAAATCAGATGTTTACAGCCTTTGCCCTGAATTTTCCTGGTAAGGCTAAGCACAGAGAAGTAGATTACCATAGCCCTGATGATCCCTGGGATTTTCATAATAGCCATTGGGGAGAAATAATTATTGGAGATAGACTGGTACAGATTCAAAGAATAGGAACTACAGGGCAACATATATTTGATGTTTATCATAATGATTTGTTAGGTAATGAAGAGATTATAGCTATCCGAAGCACTTTATTAGATAATGAGAAGGGGTTTTTATGGGAGCCTTCTATCCCTGTGGTTAAGAGATTGTTTGAGGTAAACAATATAGCAGAGTTAATAGGAGCAAACTTAGAGAGGTGGGTAGATGAAAAAAACATAATATCTTGCCAGCCTATATTTAGGCAAAACTTTTCTTGGGGTTATTATATAAGTGATATAGGAACCTATGATTTTGGAGGTAATATAGGATTACGGGCTTATCTAGTTCTTACGTCCTTATATGGAATACAAGAGAATTATGCCTATGATATTGGGCCTGATCTTAATACTTTTGAGCCCAAATATGGTCTATTGGCTTATAAGCATTGGCATAATGACGATGCCTGGGCCATAGAGACCTATGCCTGGATAGAAGATTTTATTTATCTAGAATATTCATGCCCAGTTTTACTATAGGGAGTTGAGCTATGTCTCTAAGAAGCCTTTGTGCGAATTGTAGCGTAGAGATGGGCAATAACAATAAGAAAAAGTATTGCTCTGCCTGTGAGTTTGTATCATTCCCCTGTCCTGACTGTGGCAAAGAAGTAATCAGAAAAAGAACTATAGTAGATATAAAGATAAAAATGTTCCCCGGATATGTTCCAGCTTGCAGCCAGCGATGTTCATCTGGTAGGATAGCCCGGGACAAAAAGACTCAATATGATATGGAGCCACTTGATCCTGACCCTAAGATTTTAGCTTCTTGGCAGGAAGAGATCGAAGAAATAAGACTGTATCGTCCTCCTTTTAGGCCAATAGGCTGGGAATGGGATATTATTTTGCAGGATTATATGAGGTCAGTGACGGTGTAATATTTTTTTATAGGGAGGTGATTTTTATGAAAAGTTGGATTACTAAGGTAACGGGATGCCTAAGCATATTGTATGGAATAGCCCTAATTATTTACAGTCAAGATATTACCCAGGGGATGCCTTATATAATTGGTGGAGGAGGGATGTTGGGAATTGGGAGAAAGATTGATAGGCTTGGCGGACAGGGCGGATCACTACTATGCCCCTAAGGAAATGAGATTGAATATCCCTCCTTGGTGGGCAGTGAAGATGAAATGAGTTTGTAAAATAGGGGATCATGTATTTTTGGAATCAGATAGAGTAAGAAAATGAAAAGAAAAGATATTGATAAAATAAGTTCTCGGGGGGAAGAGAAAGTCCATAGGGTTTTGGCTCAAGTTATTTCTCCTTGGCAGCAGGAGACTGGAATAGAAGCCCCGAAAGCTTATGCTTTTAAGGATTTTCTTTCTGTGTATGGGGAAGGAGCTTTGGCTAATGTTTGGGTTTTTCGGGCAGTAAGAGCAATAAGTGAAGCACAGGCTCAGCTTCCTCTTCTTATTCAAGGACGGAATCGGAAGGGAGAATGGGAAAATATATATTCAGGTTCCTTACCTAGGTTATTTGAAAATATTAATCCGGTAATGACTTATTATGACTTTACTGAAGCTGAAAGTATATATATGGAATTGACTGGTAATTGCTTTTTGGCCTTGGAAAACCCATCTCCATCAACTAAAATGCCCAGAGAAATATGGCCTATAAGGCCAGATTTGGTGAGGATACATCCTGATAAGGAGACAGGGGAGGTACTGGGTTATACAGTTCATTTGGGTGATGGACAGAAGCCAATTTTGTATTCTAGGGATGAAATGATTCATAGAAAGTACTATAATCCTACTAATTGGTTTTGGGGAGCTAGTCCGTTAGCTGTATTTAAAATGGGGTTGACTTTTGAATATTATACTAAAGTCTATGAAAGTAATTTTTTTAAACATGGAGTACGAGAGACAGGTATATTAGTTGCTGGTGGGAGGTTGGATGATAAGCAATTTGAAAGATTAAGAAAACAAACTGAGGCTCGGTATAGTGGAGTAGAGATGATGCATCGGCCAATGGTTTTGGAGGGGGGTTTGGATTGGAAAAGAATAAGTGTTCCTCCAAAAGATATGGAGTATAAGGAATTAAAAAAATGGAATAAAGAGGAAGTTGAGGCAATATATAATATACCACCATTAAAGATGATGGATATGGAAGCAGCTAGTAAGTTAGCCAATGCAGAAATACAGGAGAGGTTGTTTTGGTCAGACACTATAATTCCTAGACTCAAGAAGCGAGAAGGGTTCTTTGACGAGTGGTTATTGCCTTTCTTTTTTAAGAAGAGTGAGTTATCAAACTATAGATTTAGACATGACTTGAGTGAAGTAAGATCATTACAAATGAGTGAGATAGAAAAAAGCGAAATAGCTGTAAGGTTAATTGGGGGGAACAATCCAATTTTTTCGGTAGATGAAGTTAGAGAGAGACTTTATAGCTTGCCTCCAGCCTCATGGGGAGGTAAAGAGCCTCTGGTTTCAGCTAATTTAGTTCCAGCTGGCTTTATGTCCTCTGGAGGAGGGGGGGTTCAGGTAGAGGGAATTCTTAATATATTAGCAGAGAAAATAGCTAAAAAGATAAAAGATAATGGCAATGCTAAATTAATAGAAGGAGAAGTATTAGACATCAAGACTGATGATAATACTTCTTTGGTAGAGGATAAGTATTCAGAAGAGTATATATGGAGTATTCAACCAGAATTTGATATAGGAGAGGAACAACAGCAATACTGGAGGGAATGGGCAGTAAGGAGATTAAAGGAAGAAGACCGCTTTGTAAGGTCTTTGAATGTAGAGTTTAGGAGAGAGTTAAATGAGACCTTAAATAATTTAAATAAATTAAATGAAGGCCAACTTATACCTGTTAAATCATTATTGTTTGATGAGAGTCATGCAATAAATAATATGAGGGATATATATTTAAGTAATTTTGGTTTTATAATGAGGAATACTTCTAGTGAAGAGATGGCTAAATGGAATTTGACTAATTTAGTAGATGAGCAGAGCCCTACTGTGATAGAATATGGAAGGAATCAGGCAAGCTGGTTTGCTGGTACAGGTAGGGAAAATCTTAGGCCGGGTCAATATTCTGGGGTAACAGGGACTCAGTTAGAAAAACTAGAGAATACATTTAATGAAGGATATAGATTGGGAGAGAGCGTAGAGGAATTAACTAAGAGAGCTCAAAATGTTTTTGCTGGAACAATAAGAGAAAAGGGATATGCTGCTAGACGGATAGCTAGAACTGAGACTATAAGAATAGCTAACTTTAGTAGATTAACTCAGTATCAAAGGAATAGGCATATTGTTAGAGCAAAGCAGTGGTTGGCTCAGCTTGATAGTAGAGTAGAGGAAATTTGTGCTAGATTGCATGGTGAGGTAGTAGATTTGGAGGCCAGCTTTTCTGGGGGATATTATCAGCCCCCGGATCCCCACGTAGGCTGTCGGTGTTCTATACTTCCAGTAATTAGAGAAAAGCTAGGAGAGATTGAAGCAAAACCTATTTATGAACCTCCTATGAGTTCTATTGGCCGGTTTGTAAAGTGTATTTTACCAGAAAAATTTTTTACTGTTGGCTTTGAGTTTAAAATTCCTTCTGAATGTATGGATTATACAAGAGATGAAGGAGGGGAATGGAGTTTAAGGGGAGAGCTTGTTTCTGAAGAGGTTACAGAAAGATTTAAAAAGATGAGAATTCCTCCTGGATGGAAGCAAGTAGTAGCCTCTACTGATCCTAAAGCAAAGGTGCAAGTTGTTGGTATGGATATTGCGGGTAGATGGCAATATAGATATTCAGCTCTGCATATAGGAGAGGCAGCTAAAAATAAGTTTAATAGGCTAAAAATTTTTGAAAGAAAGATAGATAAGATTAGAAATGGGATTGAGAAAGGGATAGTTAATAATGATTCAAGAGCTTTTCTTCTGAAGCTTGAAGATAAAACAGGCATAAGAGCGGGGTCTTTGGTTGATGTGAAGGCAAAGAAAAAAGCCTATGGGTTAACAACCTTACAAAATGAACATGTGGTTGTTAAAGGTAATAAAATTATTTTAGATTTTGTAGCAAAGAAAGGTATACCCGCTCATTATGAATTAGAAGATAATGTTTTGGCTACTTGGTTAAAAGCTAGGCAAAGTCAAGTGCAAATAGGAGAGAGGCTTTTTCCTGATATTCCAGCAAATGAACTCAATAAATATATTAAGGAAATATCTGGTAAGAGTTTTTCTATTAAGGATTTTAGAACTTTTCATGGCTCTCGTATTGCTAGGGAAGAGTTGAAACAATATGGGGGAAAAGTTTTGTCTACCAAAGAAAAAAAGGATATAATAAAAACCACTTTGGAAAAAGTAAGTTTTTTTCTAAAAAACACTCCGTCTATGGCAAAGAAGGCATATATAGATCCAATGGTATGGGACATAATAGGGGGAGGCGGTTTGTAAATGGTAGAACAAGAAAAAGAAGAAAAGGATTTTAGAGATTGGATTGAATCAATTAATTTTGTGGATGAGGAGGGCAAGGTTCTTCCTGCAAAATTGACGGAGGATGATTCTTATGATCCAGAGTATGACAGGGGAGAGCCTTCTGAGGAAGAAATAATAGAGGAAGAAGAAGAGGAGGAGGAGGAATAATTTATGAGAGAAGAGCTAAGAGAAATACTTTATGGGGGAATGTATAGGGCTGATCCTGGTTCAGATGGATATAAAGAGCAGGATCGGAGATTAGACAAAGTAATGGATTTGATAGAACAAGAATATAATGAAGAAGAAGGAGAGGGAGGAGAGAAAATGGGAAAGAAAAAGAAGAAGCCAGAAAGTTTTATAGATAAGATGATTAAAAAGGATATTGTAGAGGGGAAATAGATTTGGCAATTAAGATAGGGGTAAAAGATGGAAGGGAAGTTATGGCTTCTTGGCCTACTTATCAGGAATTGAAGGCTATAGATGAAAAGAAAAGAACTATAGAAATGGTTTTCTCAGATGAGACCATAGACCGGGATAGAGAAGTAATAAAAGTAGCGGGGTGGGACATAAAGAATTATAAAAAGAACCCGGTAGTTCTTTGGGCACACAATCATGCAGGTCTTCCCATAGGGCGATCAGAAAAGACCTTAATAGATGGAGAACAGTTGAAAGGAAATATTTTGTTCACTACTGGGGAGACGGGAAATGGGTTGGGAGAGGCTGTTTTTAATCTCTTTAATAATAAATTTCTTAATTGTGGTTCAGTAGGATTTATTGGGTTAGAAGAGAATTGGATAGAAGAGCAGGATAGGGATAAAAAGAAGCCTGTTAGAAGAGAGTTTTTAAGGCAAGAATTACTGGAATATTCTATTTGCCCCGTCCCGGCTAATCCTTCAGCTAGTGTTATTAGGGATATTAGTGAGTTTGATTCTACTGAGATAAGAAAAGAGATAGGGTGGATGAAGGATAAAGGAATCATGAATGAAGAAGCAGAGAGGTTTTTGTTAGAAGTTTATGATTTCTTGGAAGAAAGGAAAACATTTTATTATCCGGTTAGACAATGCAAGCATGAGTCCTGTGAAGAAGCAAAAGAGAAGGGAGGGTGTGAGTATGGGAAAGAACAAGCAGAAGAAAAAAGCCAGGGACAAGAGAGTAGAGAACAAGAGGGGGAGCAGAAAGAAAAAGAAATAGATATAACTAATCAGGAGGGATTAGATCAATTATTAGAAAGGGTTTTAGGAAAACAGGAAAAAGAAGAGAAACAATTTGAAGTACAGACCCTTATCTTTCCTAAGACCAAGTGGGATAATGTAGCTACTTGTAAGACTTGGGCTAAAGAACATGATTTTCGTACAGATAAGGTGGATGAGTCTGACTCATCCTGGCGGTTTAGACAGGCTAATCCAGATGATTTTACTCGGTTAAGAACAATTTGCATAAATCCTGGTAGGACAACTCCTATGGATGATTGTAAAGTAAAGGCAGTAGGGGGGCCTAAGAAAGCCATTGATATATATGATGATGAACAGAATTTAATTGATTTTATGTTAGATGTAGATGATGAAAAAGGAGAAGGGATAATTAGAATTGGAGATAGTTCTTGGGTCTTTGCTTCCCATGAAGGAGTATTGAAAGAGACAAAAGATCAACACGAGATGATTAATCATATGATGGAAGCAATAGGTTATATGGATAAAGCTCGAAGCTGTATGATGGATGCTATGATGGCTGGGGCTGCTTATGGCGAAGAGTTTGTCCAGGAATTTACAGAAAAAGTGGGGGCTGTTTTAAATGCTAAGAACAAGGCTCGGATTAAAGAGGCTATAAAAAACTTGGAAGAGGTACTTAAGGCTGCTGGGGAGGAAGAAGAAGAAGAGGGATTAGCAGAAGAGATTAAAGAGTTAGAAGGAATGATAATAGATGGTAATAATGAGGGAGATGTAGAGGATTGGGAAGAGGTACTTGCTCTCTTATTAGAGGAAGAGGATGTCAATTTATAATGAGGCAGAAACTTTAAAGCAAGTAAAGTGCTTGAATAAGGATTGTAATAAAGTTATGCCTTTTAGATATAAAATATATGATGGGAAAATATCTTGTAGGTGTAGAGTTTGTAAGAGGACAACAGTACAGATATTTTTAAAAGGAAATCTTTTGCTGGCTACTTTGCTTTTGTTGGAATCTAATATAAACAATAAAGGGGGTGGTATATTACCAATAGCATTATGAGAAAGAACACAATAAGAATTTATTTTTAGGGATCGAGATAGAATCCCCATCCTGGAAAGTTGTAAGGAAATAAAAAAGGATAGAGGAGATAGGATGGGAGACGATTTAAAAGATAAACAGGATAAGGCTCGAACAAAGGTTGTAGAGCTTGTCCAGACCACAGTAAAAGATACTATAAGCTCCTTTTTGGGAGAGCTTAAAAATGAACTTAATAAAGAATTTGATTCAAGATTAACCCAGTTAAAAGAGGAGATAGTTGATCAGAGAAAGATTAGGTTTAATCCCCTTGATGCTCAAGCTCCCTATGTTACTAGGGGACAAATAGGAGACAGAGGGGGATATTCTTTTTTGAGAATAATTCAAGCCCAATTAAGTCACGATTGGAAGGTAGCTAAGGTAGAGCGGGGGGTTCACGAGGAGTTGGCTAGGTATGGATATGGTCAGGAGGCAGAGATTGGTTATTGGATTACCCCTTTGAATTGTAATGGATTGCCCGATTCAATTTCTTATTCTATTAAGCAAATGATGGCAGAGCCCTTAAAAGGGGTGGAAATGAAGGATGTGAAGTCCTATCTAGCTAAAGTTTTGGGGTTTTCTAATGATGAGCTAGGTGGGTATTTAGTAGAGCCTATTCAGTCTCCAGAGATAATAGATATGCTTCGGCCAATGGTCGTTGTTCAGAGGGCAGGAGCTAGAGAGGTTCCTCTACCTATATCTGGCCAGCTAGATATTCCTAGGCAGACTTCTGGAGTAGATGCTCAGTGGGTAGGAGAGAATGAGAATATTCGGACTCGGATAACTACTAATGCTAAGTTTGGTTCTCTTTTGCTTAGAGCTAAGAAGTTAGCTACTTTTCAACAGTTGAGCTCAGAGCTAATAAGTAGCTCTACTCCAGCTGCAGAGGCAGTTATTCGGCAGGATATGGCCTTGAAGATAGCTGAAAAGGAGGATCTAACCTGGCTTTCTGGGTCTGGTTCTCAGACTACCCCGATGGGGATTATTGTCCACCCAAGTATAACAACTTTTACTCCTACAACTACTGGAGGAAATGGAGATACTTTTGAAAGTCAGGATGTACAGCTTCTGGTGGGAACGGTGGAGGAGCAAAATGCTGTAATGCAAGGATGGATAATGCGGCCAAAGATGTTGGCTATATTGCTTTCCAGAAGGGCTAATCAGACCGCTGCTAATACTGGGGAGTTTATGTTGGATATAGTCAAGGACCCGACTAATAAGGCCGGATATCTTTTAGGAGGTTACCCTGTATATACTACTACTCAAGTGAGTAATACCAGGGTAAAGGCTGGGGGGACAACCTTGACCTATATTCTGGCTGGGATGTTTACAGAATGTATAATAGGGCGGAAGGCTACTTTGGAGATTAAGGCTAGCGCAGAGGCAGGAACTGCTTTTGAGACAGATCAGGTTTGGTTAAGAGGAATAACTAGATCTGATTTTGGTTTGCGTCATCAAGCAGCTATTGTCTTTGCGGATGATCTTGTTCAGAGTTAAGATTAATCTTTTGAACTAAGAAGGAGAAAATATATTGGGTTTAGATGATCTTTACCGAAATACAAAGGTAATGGATGTTTTTGCCGGAAGTCCAATTAGAAATGCTGTATCAAAAAGATGTGCTACTATGGACACGGCTACTTTAGGGATCAATGAATCTCTTTTAGCAATAGTAATTAGGGGTTCTAGTTGGGCAGGATATGCTCCTGCGGGTCAGCCTGGGTCAGTAGGAACGTTGACTGTAAGGTTTTTCCAGAACCCAGGAACAAACGCTTCTAGTTGGACAGCTATAGCAGGGAGTACTATGGTAAGGACCACAAAAAATACTATAATAGCTACTCCTATTAATGCTACTCAACGCTATATAGCTGGTTCCTATAGGGTTCAGCGAGGAGGAGGTACTCACATCCAATTTAGTATTGCACTGGTAGGTTCAGGGAGAGTATTGCCTTTGAGTGTGAGTAAATAGTTTATGATAATTTTATGGGGGAAGAGAGAAAAATCTTTCCTCCCCCATAAGACACTAACTAAAGGAGGATTTATGGAATCCGATGTATTAAAGGATTTAATGAAAGAAGCTATCGAAAGTGGACGGACAGTAGATGAAGTAGTTAAGGAGTTTATTGCTAAAGAAGAAGAAAAAGCTAAGGAGATGATTCGGATACAGATTATGCCTTATCATTCTATAGCTGGTTTTGGGGCTTTTCCAACAGTGGGATTTATGCTAAAAGAAAAGGCGTTTGATTTAGCCAAATATGGTAAGGTAAAAATTATTTATTCAGATAAAGATATATTAGCTGAGGACGACGAAGAAGCTATTAAAGAGCATCAGGAAGAGATGTTGCGAATAAGAAGAAGTAAGGAAAAAGGAAATAGACCTGTTTATTCTCGTTTAACAAACAGAAAAATATTTAAACATCGAATAGAAGAAGAAAGAGTAGAAGAAGGAGAAGAAAGAATACCTACTTTTATAGAGGGAGAAGAATCTCTTGTTTCCCCTCCTCCCCTAAAGAGAATTAGAAGAGAAAAGAGGTAAACAGAAATGAGGATTGCTTTACCTACTATTTGGTTTCATAGAGGCCAAACAGAAGTAACTAAAACATTTAAAAAAGTATTTGAAGAATTGGGGCATGAGGTGTTTATTCATGCAAGAATGGGGGGGATAGGGAATCAGCCTAAATTGGAATTTAGGAGGAGGGGTTGGCATGATGAAAATATCTGGTATTACAATTATTACGATTTGAAGAAAGCTGAGTTTTTAGAGAAGATAAAACAACAAAAGATAGATTTAGTTTTTTTCAATGAGGAGTATGATTGGGAATTAGTAAAAATGGTCAAGAAAATAGGGATTAAGGTGGCCTCCTATCTTGATTATCTTCATAAAGATTGGTTAAAGAAACCAAGTCCTTTAGAAATTTATGATTTAATTCTTTGCTCTACTAGAAGAGCTTTTAATATGGTGGAGAATCTTTGCCTTGCTAAATGGATAGGATGGGGAATGAAGGAAGAGAATAAGGTTATTTCAGTAAAAAAACCTTATGTTTTTTTTGAAAATGTTGGTTGGGGAGGCATAAATGATAGAAAAGGAATAAATACTCTACTGTCTGTATACAAACTTTTTTTAAAAAAACACCCCGAAGCTTTTGGAAGTCTTTTAATTCATTGTCAAATGTATTTTAATCCAGACGAGGGTAATGAAAATAAAGAAGATTTTGATGGAGTTGATGTTATTTGTGGAAGTATGAATTTACCAGGACTTTATCATATGGGAGAAGTTTATTGTTATCCAGCTAAATTAGATGGATTAGGATTGAGTTTGTTGGAAGCAATAAATAATGGTTTAGCTATAATATGTCCGGATTACCCTCCTTGGAATGAGTTTGTGGAGGATCAATATAATGGGATATTAGTTCCAATTGTAGAGGAGAGGGAAAGGGAAGATGGGATAGCTTTTAGAGAAGTGTTTGTTGATACTCAGAAGTTTTTAGAAGCTATGGAAGAATTATATTTAGACAAAGAAAAAAGAAGTCTCTTTAGATCAAATTCTTTGTATTATTCTACTCGAGTATTGAATTGGAGACTGTTTAAAGATAAAATAGTAGAAGCTTTAGTATCGATAAGGTGAATATGAGCATAGTTATAGTAGGAAAATTAGGAAATGATTGGGGAATAGAAGGATTAATAGCAAGGCATGTTAGTGAGTTTGTGAATTTAAGAATAATAGATATAAAGGAATTTAATCTAGGTAAGTTTTCTTCAGATGATAATTTTGTATTTATTCAGGGGAGAGGGATAGATAGAGACTTACTAAGATTATATAGGGGAAAAAAAGTATTATGGAATGCTGAATTTTTGCCCTATAAGGGTTTTGAAGATAATCAGGAAGCATTGGCTAGACTTTATGCTATAGAGCCTTTAGAAGATTTTGATTTAATATTGAATGGATGTCCTCTATCTACTAAATTTTTAAAAGAGATTAGAAATCTTAATATAGAATGGTTTCCAATGATGGGGGCAGATTCTTTATTCCACAGAAGAGATTGTGATATTCCTAAAGATACAGACATAGGGTTCTATGGAGCAGTAAGTCAGAGAAGAATAAAGATTTGGCATGAATTAATAAGAGTAGTGAGTAAATATTCAATTGGTTCATTGAAACTAGCTTGGAAACAAGTATATGGAAAGGATCTAATTAGATTTATTAATTCCTGTAAGGTAGTTCTAAACATCCACTACTCTGATTTATTAAATACTGAGAGCAGAATTTATGAGATTCTGGGTTGTGGGGTTTTTTGCTTGTCTGAACCAGTAAGTTATCCTGATTTATTTTTGGATGGAAAGCATTTAAAAATTGAGGGAGAAGATGGCTTTTTAAAAGCCGCTATAGATTTTTCTTCTTTTAGAAGAACCGAAGCAAAACAAATTGCTCGACAAGGATATGAGTATGTTCATGACAAGTTTGGTATTCAAAAGGTGATGAGTAATTTGATAAAGAGAATAGAATGTCTGTGATTTCTATTTGCGAAGGGTAAGAATGAAAAAGATATTAATAGTTTTTGGTACTAGACCGGAGAGTCTAAAGGTTTATCCCTTAGTTTATTATGCCAAAGAATTTCCTAATTTAAAGGTAGAAAGTTATTGTACTTTGCAACACGAAGCTAAATATTTGGATTTTGAAGCAGACTATGGAATAAGTAAATTTAAAGAATCTAATCTTCCCCCCAATAATATTGGAGCAATATATGATGATTTGGATTGGTTTCTTAGTCAAAAACAAAAAGAATATGATTATATCCTGGTTCAGGGAGATACTTTTTCTGCTTTAGCTGGGGCTTTGTGGGGATACTATAATAAGGTTCCTGTAATCCATGTAGAGGCAGGGCTGAGGACTTTTGAGGAAGACCCTTTTCCAGAAGAAAAGAATAGAGACTTGATAGAAAGGCTTAGTAGTGTTTGGTTTTGTCCTACTGAACAAAATTGTCAGAGTACCCCTATTTTTAAATATAGGAGAAAAAATACTTATGTTGTAGGAAATACTATTATAGATAGATTGAGGATGGAAATGAATTCTTTGAAAGGTTTGAGTGAATTAGAAAGAAAAAAATCAGAGGGGTTTGAAAGAGGTGTTTATTTATGTTCCCTTCATAGAAGAGAGAGTTGGGATAGGTTTGAAGGAATGTTATCATTAATAAAAGAGGTATCTGATAAAATTAAAAAAGGGTTTTTATTTCTTACTAATCCTAATAGAAAACTGAATAAATTTTTTAAAAATACTGGGTATATGAAGATGATAGAGCCAGTAAATTATCAGGAGATGGTAAAATTATTAATTAACTGCGAAGCAGTAGTAACTGATAGTGGGGGGTTAATTGAAGAAGCTGCTTATTTAAGAAAACCTTGCTATATACTGAGGGATTATACTGAGAGGCAAGAGTCAGTATTAATGGGTTTAGCTGTGTTGTTAGGAAGAGAAAAGGGAATTTTAAAATTATCTTTCTTATCTGAAGACAATCATTTCTGGTTTAAAAAGGAGGTTGAATGTCCTTATGGGAAAGGAGATTCAGCAAAAAAGATATTAACTATTTTAAGTAGGGAGGATTTATGAGTGAAAAAAGAATGTATAAAAGGAGAAAACTTGCTTATCAGTATTTTAACTGAAAAACAATTAGATGAGAAATTTAGTTTTAGTTTGTTAAGAAATCTATCTTTGAAAGCGGGACTTACTCCTTATGGAACACCTCAGATATTTCAATTTCCTAATGAGCAAGTAAAGACGGAGGAAGGTATTAGTGGGATTCAGTTGATGATAGAAAGTCATTGTGCATTTCATTGGTGGAGACAAAACAATTATGTAAATATAACTATCTCTTCTTGTAGACCAATTAGCATAGTTCCAGTAATAGAATTTTTAAAAGAGGTTTTTGCGTCTAATAACGTTCTTTGGATTAAGACTCTATGGCCAGACCCAGAAATATATTAAAGAAGGAGAAAATAAAATGATAACAAAAGACGAATTGATGACTATATTAAGAATAAGCAAGGAGGCTGTGGAAGAAGAACTTGGTCCAATAAGGATTATAACCACAGAAGGTAAAAAAGAAAATGATCTTTTAAGTTATAATACTTTTTTATATTTAGTTAGTTCTCTTTGTCCAAAGGGATTTAATATGACTTATTCTGAGGAGAAAGAGGACTGGCAGCGATAATTTTATGTCTCATATAGAAGACAGGGGGGATTAATGAATATTTTGATGATTTGTGGACACGGGGATCAGAGGATGGTAAAAGAAAGTATGGCCTTGAAAATGAATGGTCATAGTGTTTCTCTGCTTACTAGATCTCCTAACTCTTATAATGATTTTTTTAATCATACTTATATTTTTAATTCAGATGAGAAAATGGGAGAATATTTAAAAGGATTGGAGGCGGATATTTATCATGTCCACTGTAAACCGGCAGCAATCCCAAAAACAGCTATTTCAGTTTTATTAGATCGAAAGAAAAAGTTTGTTTATGATGTCCATGACTTGGATATAGTTAGGTTTGAGAAAACTAATTCGGAAGAGTTGTTTGCTTTAATGAATAGTCCTTATTTAATCTTTCCAGAGGAAGCTGTTAAAGAGAGAGCTTTTGAATTGGTTTTGAGGTTTTTACCTATTCTACCTAAGTCGTTAGTATTATTACCTTATTTTTCTTTTATGGATATGGTATATCCTTTAATTCATCCTATACCTAATGCTTCTGAAGAGATTAATAAAAAGATTGTGTATGAAGGGAATATTGTTTATCCGTTGGTAGAGACAATAAGAATGTTTCCTTATTATGATTACCGATTTGTAGCATTTATTTTTTCATCTTATGGCTATGAATTTCATATCTATCCGGTAGGGATAGATTTTAATCAGGCTAGGCAGGTATATGAAGGTTCTGGAGCTATTCTACATCCTCCTGTAGAATATCCTAATTTGATTAAAGAAATGAGTGCTTTTGGATGGGGGTTTTTTGGTTCGTTCAGTAAAAATGTTCAAGCAAATTGTACTTTTGCGAACAAAATATTTGATTATATTTGTGCTGGGATACCAGTAATGGTTATGAATTCTCATAAGATGGGGAAATGGTTGGAAGAAACTGGTTTTGGATTAGAATTGAAGAGTTTTGATGATATAGAATTAATTTTGAAGGATAGGATGATAAGAGAAACTTGCCAGCAAAATATATTAGGAAATAGGGCTAAATATAGTATGGAAGAAAATATTAAGCCTTTAGAAGAGTTTTATCAGATGATTTTGGATGAACCTTTTTATAAGGAAGAAGTTTATTCAGCTACTAAATTTAGTGAAGAGGTTGATGATAGAATAAAGGAAAAGAGTGATGGCTAATCTTCAGGCATCGGCAATAATAGCTAGACAAGATTTTCTGGATTATATGGAATTAGCTACTACCGATATAACTAGACTACAGGCTACCTGGATAGATAGGCGGATAGAGGGAGTTACTAGGGAAATACAGAATTACTGCGGCAGGAAGTTTAAGAAGTCTGGGAGTACAAGATTGAATGTGGGCTATTATAGAGCTACAGAGACTCCTTATGATAGTAAATATGATGGGAACGGGACAAAATTTCTTTTTTTAAAAAATTATCCCGTGGCCTCTGTAGCTACTCTCTTAACTACTTATTATACTGAGGATGGGATAGCGGATGTTTCTACTATTAATACAGATGATTATCGGTTATATGGTGAAGAAGGTATACTAGAATTGACTAAGGCCCCTGATGTATGGGGAAGATTTGTAGAGGCTCCTCAGAGCGTATGGGTATATTATCACGCTGGGTTTACTGCTACAGAGATGCCTAGCGATTTAAAAGATGCAGCTTGTGAGATGATAAAACTTCGTTGGGACAGGAAAAAAAGAACAGGAGATTTAAAGAGTGAGAGTCTTGATGGAGCTAGGTTTGATTATGACTTAGACAAAATGTTTCCTAAGTGGGTAGAGGGGATTTTAGATAGCTATAGAAGGAATAGTTTGTAATGCCTCCTCCAATAAAAAGATTTGTTAAGTTAATAGAAGAATACCAAAAAGAGGGTATGATAGTGGCTGAAGTAGGGGTAGGTAAGGGGGACACTACTGTAGCTTATTTAGATATAGTAAAAAGAAATAATGGAAAGGTCTATGCTATAGATTACTTCTGCGGTAATAGAGGGGCTAAAGAGCGAGATAATTATTTATGGAATTTTGATAATAGAGAACAAGGCCATAAATTCTTTTGTGATAGAATTAAACCTTGGAGGGAATTGGTCACTGTTTTTTGGATGGATAGGCTTGAGGCCCTTGATCATATTCGAGACAAAAGTTTAGATATATGTTTTATAGATGCCGGTCATATTTATAATGAAGTATTGGCAGATATTATGGGATATAGATGGAAGGTTAAAGATGGTGGAATTCTTTGTGGACATGATTGTGAGAGTTTTGATGAAGTAGGAAAGTTTACTGAGAAAGAATTGAATACAGATTATACTGATGGGAGGCATTGTGGGGTTATACAGGCGGTGTATGATTGTTTTGGTAGAGATGTGGAATTAATAGAAGATGCTATTTGGGTGAAAAGGTTATGAGATTATCTTTTAAGGAAATTGTAGATAATTTGATTACTGAGATAGAAAAGAAAAGGATTAATGGAGATGAGCCTCCTCTTTTTTTTCTTTGTAATAATTGTACAGAAAAGAAGGCTGTTGGTTGGATTTCTGTTAGCATAATAATATTATCAAAAGTTAAGGATGGTTTAAGGGTTTTCTTGTGTGAGGAATGCCTTAATGAGTGTGCGAGAGAGGGCGAGGGATTTATCCAAAAGATTATCAAGCACTATCAGCGACATTAGTTTTCCTATAGTTTATCGGCAATTTATGGGAAAGACTATAGTAGCTTCTCAAGGGACTATTACTGATAATTATACTGATGTGTATTCCCGGGCTTATGAGAAGGGAATGACAATAAGGGAATTAGCAGCAGCTCAGGGAGTAATAGAGAGAGGAGACGTGATTTTTAGAATAACTGAAGATAAGGTCTCTCCTAGATCGGAAGAGGATGAGATTTATAAATCTATATATAGATGGGGGACAATAAGTATAAATAAAAATGCTACTTGGGTAACTGGGGCTAGTGTAGACTGGAGTGATATAAAACCGGGGCATAGAATAAGGTTTAGGTCTCAAGGAACCTTTCACAGAATATCTACTATATTGAATGTTAATAGCCAATTGGCTCTGAATGAAGTTTATACTCAAGCTACTATATTGGCTGCCTCAGTGGCTACTTATCAGGTGTATGAATCTTATCAAGTATTAGGTTTTGAAAAGAGAATGAGTCAGGCGGAGTATTTTGTTCAAGGAAGAAAAACGTAAAAATTTCTATGAAATTTAGAGGAGGAATTTTTTGTATTTAAGGGAATTAGAGCATGTTTCAATTTTGGATTATGAAGGGAGAATATTAAGAGAGGCAGTTAAATATCTTTCTCCCAAAAATTTATTTGAAGCTGGGACTAATAATGGATATGCTACAGGTTGGATTTTAGCTGGTATAGAGGAAAGTAATGAATCAAAAGGGGTTTTTTATTCGTGTGACCCCAGGAGATTTCCTGATATAAGGAACTTTCCAGAAAGATATAGAACAGACAGTTATCGTCCTAGAAATTTCTTGTTTGTTAAAGAATCCTCTTTGAATTTTTTTGCTAGGAATTATGATAAGAAATTTGATTTTGCTTTTCTTGATGGAGATCATAGGAAACAAATAGTATTTGAAGAATTATATAGATTGGGAGTTTGTAGAGTAGGAAATAATTGTATAGTTTTTCTTCATGATGTTAGACCAAGTTTAATTGTAGAAGAAAAACAACCTTTTTGGGGATTGATGGATTATATAGAAAAGAACTGTGATAGTAAATATAATCTATTTAATCTTATATTTCCTGGTTCCCTGGCGACAAATTTGGATATAGGAAGAATAAAGAAGATAATGGAGAATAGCAATTTAGGTTTTGATATTGGAATAGTCCCATTAGGAGGAGCCTTGGAATGGCTGGGGTATCAAAGGGAGTCTCTACAGGAAATTTAATTACTTTTAAGATGGATACAAAGATGTTTGATAGAGCTCTACAGTCCTTTGTTAAAAAGTATGATTATTCTGTAGAATATTCAGTAAAGAAAGTAGGTTTTGAATTGTTAAGAAGGGCTATGCTTAGAACTACTAGAGTATGTACGGGTAGGATGAGGAGCGGATGGCATATATCTTACCATAGACCTAGTAGTTGGGAACCTAAAACAGGAAAAGAAAAGGCTCCTAATCTTGGAATAGATATGAGTGTAAAGACCTTATTTGTTCAGAATAATGTTTTTTATGCTATCTACCACGAGGTAGGAACAGTCCGTCTCCAACCCCTTTTGATGCTTACTGTTCCTGTACAGGAAATGAGAGCGGAGATGGCCAAGTATTTGCTCAAAGGAACCGAACCCTTATGGAATAAAGAGATTAATGGGGTAACGGGGTTTGGCTTGACTAAAGAAGGTAGAATAGCTAAGGGAGTTTTCCTAAAAAAATTCCCCCGGACAGCTAAGAGGGGAGTGTGTAGTAAAACAAAAAAAAGGAAAAGGAGCAAGTAAGAGATAGTGGATAGAAAAGAAGAAGCGATATATCTTAAAAAACAAGGTATAATTCTTCAGGAAGAAGGAGTTGATACTATTGATGCAGTTAAGGAAGAAGAGGAATTAGAAAATATAGAGAATGACTTGGATGAATTTTTTAATTTGGTTAGACTTTTTAGGCTAAAGTTTTTAAAAATAAATCCAGTAATAGAAGAAGATAGTATAATTGAATATTTTAGATTATTTTTAGAAGGGTTGAAAGAGTAGATGGGTATTACTCTATCAGTAGAATCAAGACAGGAAAACATAAAAAAAAGCATTAATAGTTACATTACTACGAATATAACAGGATTGAATATAGATTGGGGCCAACCCAATTTTAAAGAAGAAGGGTTAGAGCGATGGATACAAACAAGAGTATTAATTGGAGATAGGGCTTTTGGTCGTTTGGTGGATAATGCAGAGAGTAAAGGTAATAGAATACAGATTTTAGTTAATGTTAATTTGTTTGAGAAATATCCGGCAAGAAAAAATATATATCAATTAGATAAAGATAAAGAAATGGTTTTAGAAGCATTATTTTTTCAAGACATACCTATTAATGATTATGATACTGCCGGCAATCCTCAAAGAGGGCTTTTGCAGGTAAGAGAGATTATTAATGATTTGGAGATAGATGGTGGTGAGGAGTCAGGAATAAGACAATGGAACATACTTTTTGGGGGTAGGCTAACAGAGAAATGGAGTTGATAAATATGGTAAAAGAATATAAAAAATTATTTAGGGAGCAAACTTCAAAAGGAATTTTACAAATAGTAAGAGATAGTTGTGAAGCTCTTATTGAAAAAGAAGTTCATGATAACCCAGTACTGGATAAGTATATTAAGCAGAAGCTAACAGATCATTTGGGCGCTTCTTTGCCTATTTTGAGAGAAAGATGGAAACTAAATTAACAGTAGGAATGATGTTGTGGAATGAAGCTTCTACCTTGAATAAAGTATTATGGTCGCTTAGAGAAATAGCAGATTGTTTTATTCTTGGTGTAGACAAAAAGAGTAATGATGGAACTCAAGAGATAGCCCAGGAATGGGCGGATGAATATTTTGAATTTGATTGGAGTAATGATTTTTCTAGGATAAGAAATATAGTTCTGGATAGAGCTTCTACCAGATGGTTTTTTCAGGTGGATGGGCATGAGTTCCTTAATGAGCAATCAATTAAATATATTAAGGAATTGAAGGTTAGGGATGATGTAGATGTATGTTTTTTAAATATAACTCTGTGGGGAGAAGAGGAGCCTCAGTTATTGTTTCTTGCCCCTAGGATTTTTAGGACAGATAGAAATATAGTTTATGAGCGTAAGATTCATAATACATTAAGTTCAAAATTAGGCAAAGATTATTATGATAGTTTAAAAAAGATTGATGATCCCGGAATAGTATTAGATCATATCCAACCGGTTATTAGACATAATATGAGAGCTAATCAGAGAAAAGCTATATCTATAAGAGGATTAACAGAGCAGGCTTTAGCAAAGAATGATAGTTATGATTGGTATAATTTAGGGGTTATGAAAACTTATGATAGTGATGAAGAAGGAGCTATACAGGCTTTTGAGAATGCTCTTAGAGTATGTGAGAGGGATGATGCTAGATACCAAATTAAATTGTTTTTAGCTGGTCTATACAAATGGAAGGGAGAAAGAGATAAAGCAAAAGACATTTTAATTTCTGCTTACCTTAATGATCCCCGAAGGTGTGAGCATTTAGTGGAGATAGGAGCTTTATTTGAAGAAGAAAATAATTTAGATAAAGCTTTATGGTTTTACAATTTAGCTGCTAGTTATACTGTACCTACTTGCCAAATGAGTTTATATCTTCCTTATTATTCTTATTTTCCATACGAAAGGATGATGAAAATATATGGAAAGAAAGGGGATTTGAATAATGCTTTAAAGATGGGAGAAAAATTAAGAGAATATAAATTTTTTAGATACCAAGAACAATTGGAATTTTATTTTGCTAAGTTTGGGAGAATGATAGTGTGAGAGAAGAAAAAAGATAAGCTGATTTGTTAAGGCTCTTTAGAAGCCTAAGAAAATAAAAAAGAAGTTGTATGAAGGAGGACTTCTAAAATGCCAAGACAATACAGTTTCCACGATGGCGAGCTTAGGATTTATGATGGAACTGCAACACCATTCTGCTACAGAATTAAGTTTGTACAAACAGATCCACAAGTACCTGCCAATAGACCTAGAGCCGAACAGAGGCTTATTTTAGATCGGGGCCGAATATCTTCAGATATGAAGTATGTCAAGGGACCAGAGGATGTTGTGTTGGCTCCAATAGATTTTACATTCGCTGCGAAGCTAGATGAGGCTTTGAATAGGAATTCTCTGTGGCAGGCTCTCATTTGTGGGACAGTAGGGAGCCATAATTGGGTCACAACAGCAGGAACTAGTCAAGTTTCAGGAGTAACTCTGAAGAAATTTGATAATGATGCTGCCATGCAGCTAGTAAATGTAGAGATTCGCTATACGGGAGCTACTACAAACTGGGGTAGGAGATTGAAAGAGGTATTTTTTCCTCCAGAGATGATTCTTTTTGGGCCAGCAGATCCAGATGGAATAGGTTTCTCTGCCACTGGAAGGATTTATGGTCCAATAACATCAATGAGTGCTTTTACTACTCCAAATACTGTTTCTACCGGTGGAGCTAGTAGTAAGTAATGATTAATTTTAAAACCCTGGGAGGTTTTTATGGAAAAGGAAGAGGAAAAAGAAGAAGAAAGAGGGTATGGAAGAAAAGATGTTTTGCCTATAGTTGATGGAGAAGGGAGTTCTGTTAGTGAAGTTATTAGTTCGTTGATAGAGGGGGAATCTGTTTTTCAGTCGTATGGAACAGCTAAGGTAAAGGTAGGAAATAAAGTAAAGCACCTTCCTATAAAAAGCGTAGACATGGAAAAGATAGTTAAAACCTTGGCCAATAAGCGGCCTAAGCCTCCTACTGATAGGGTAATGATTAGAGCTAATTCAAAAGAGGGAAGAGAAGCTGGTTTAAAGCGAGATCGGTGGGTAGAAGTAGCCTTAGAAACAGATGAAGCCTATCAGGAACGACTTCAGGATTATAATGCTGAATTAGGTTATTTAGTAATTCTTTATGGGCTGAATTGTAGGTTGGAAACAAAAAATAAGGTAGTTGTTTGGGAACCGGATAATCCTAATAGGCAAAACAAAGAAGAGGCTCTAAGGGTGTTAAGGAATATGGGCCTTACTGGATGGCAATTTACGCAGATATCTGATGCAATACGAGATTTAACTAAGTTTGCTGATGAGGAAATGGAAAAAAACTTAGAAGAGGAGTAGGGTTGGATGATGAACTGTTTGAATATCTTTTGAAGAGGCCTTCCGCCTTGAATCCTACTCCTCAAGTCTCTCAATTATATTTTGAGATTGATTCCTGCGTAAGGATATTAAAGATAACTTATGATAGGTATCTTCTATTGCCTCCAATAATCAGGAAAGCTTATTATTACTATTTTATGATGAGGTCTTATTTGGAGGAAGAACAAGAAAAACAGAGGAAAAGGGAAGAAAGTAGAACTAAGAATATGTCTGGAGCAGGAAGAAGTTTTTCAGCAAAACAGATAAGGAAATAATAAGGGATGGCGGGATTTGGATCTGAACAGAAATTGATGGCTAAAGTAGGAGCTGATATTTCTGACTTTAAAGCAAAGATGAAAGAGATGTCTGCTTCTGCTGAATCTGCTGGAACTAAGACTGCTGTGGCTATGCGGAGAATTGGGAGGATGGCTCCCTTGGCTATAGTTGCGGGTATAGGAGCAGCTATAAAAGCTTTTGGAGACTTTGAAGATGAATTGACATATGTATCTACCCTTGTAGATACAAGTAGAGTTAGTATGGAAAAGTTTAAGAAAGAGATTTTAGATATACCTTCTTATTTGGGTGATTCAACAGAAATGCTAAAAGGACTATATCAGGCTTTGTCCTCCGATATTCCAGCCGAGGCAGCCGTAAAGTTTACGGAAGCATCTGCTAAATTTGCAAAGGCAGGAAGAGGAGATATGGCTCAATCAGTAAAGGTATTAAGTGGAGTATTGGCTCAGTATGGAGAAAATATAGACCAAGCTGAAAAATATGCAGATATAATGTTTATGACAGTGAAGAGAGGTAGAATTGAGATAGCGGAGCTATCTACTTCTATTACAGCAGCCTTGCCTGTAGCAGTTAAATTAGGGATTAAGTTTGAAGAGGTGGCTGGAGCTGTTGGAGCTTTGACCTATGTCTTTGGAACTGCTGGGGAGGCAGTTACGGCTCTTGAGGGTCTTTTTGGAGCGTTGTTACAGAATTTGGAGGGGTTTAAAAAAGCTGGTATAGATGTAGCAAAAGTAATTGGAGAAGGGGGATTGGCTGGGCTTTTGAAAGCGATGGAAAAGGCTACTGGAGGAAATATATTTGCTTTGCGAGAACTAGTTCATAGAAAAGAAGGCTTAGTTGCAGCCACAGCTTTAGCAGGAGAACAGTTTAAATTGTTTCAATCAATAACGGAAGATAATATTAATTCTTCAAAATCTATGGATGTTGCTTTAGAAAAAATGACCGCTTCTTTCAAGGAAGAGTTGAGCACGGCTTGGGTAGAGATAAAGAAATTTGGAATAATTATAGGGGAGGCTTTTGGACCTGCTAGTATATTATTAATTAAGGGGATTGGGGAGGCTTTTAGTTGGTCAAGAGATCGAGTGAAGGATTTTTTTCAGGGGTTCACTTGGGTTGTTCTTAAATCAATGGAGTTGTATAATAGATTTTTATTGTTTCAAAAAAAGTTAATGGGGCCAGGCAGGACGGCGGAAGGGGGGATAGAATCCAAAGAGGCCTGGAGGAAGAGAATGGCTGAAATGGAAAAAGAGGCAGATTTATGGGGAAGAGCTTTATCAGAGCTTAACCAAGATATAACAGATGATAGACTAGGGGTTAAGAAGGGTGTAGAAGGAGTTGTGGCAGAGATAAAAACTATGGTTGAAGCGGGGATTGAGGGGATTACAAGTTTAACAGAAGAGGAGAAAGAAGAAAGAGAAAAAGTGTTAAAACAGTTTCAAGAAAGCTACATGCAGGCTACAACAACGATCCAAGAATTTGAATTATTTAAGTTGGAAGAGGCTTATAAGGAATTTGCTAGATATGTAACAGATAAGATTAAACTTGATAAATGGTATAGTATAGAAAAGAAAAAGATACTTAATGAATTGACTGAATATGAGAAATATCAATTAGAGATAATTGATAAAGAGGTAGAAGAATATATAGCATTAATTGAAGAGTCTTTTAAGAGTTTAGAGGATATAAATGAAAAGTATTATCAAGCTACAATTGAATCTGCAAAAATAGCTGCTAAGGAATCAGGAGACTCCCTAGAAGTTATTAGAATAGAAGCAAAAGAGACTTCCCGGCAGGTTTATGAGTCTTTTGATTTAATAACAGAACAATTACAGAAGCAAGTAGATGCTGGAGCTATAACTATAGAGCAGTATGAAGAAAGGATAGCTAAAGCAGCAGAGACTATGTCTATTGAGGTATCTAATAGCCAGGGGGAGATAGCTTCTGAGCAGGCTAAAAGTGTTGATACTATGATTGATAAATGGTTTGATTGGATAGGGAATGCTATGGATAGTTCCAAATCATTTTTGGAGACTATAACAGATACGTTTAAAAAGATGGGCCAGGCTTTTGTTATAGAATTAGTTAAGATGTTTGCTAAGTGGCTTTTACTAGGACAATCTATGGCGGCTAATCCATTGGTAGCAGTAATGACTTCTGTATTGGGCATTCCTGGGATAGCTGGGGCTGCAACTGGTGGTGTTGCTGGTGGTGGGGGAGGGGTATCAAATTTATTAGGGCTAGGAAGATTTATGCCTGAGGGGATGAGGAAGGCGGTGGAGGGATTTATAGGGCCTATATTAGGTAAGATACCTATTCTCGGAGATATGTTAGCAGATGCCATGATAGTTAGTGGAAAAGGCTTAATAGGTACTTTAGGGCCTATATTAGGAGCGGCTGGAATAGGGGCTTTTGGAGGGGGGATAGTAGCAGGATTATTGGGACTAAGTAAAACTGGAGGATCTATTGGAGGAGGTATTGGAGCTGGAATTGGTTTTGCTATAGGAGGGCCTATAGGGGCTTTAATTGGAGGAGCGGGAGGAAGTATTTTAGGTGGTTTATTTGGAAAGAAGAAAAAAGCCCCATCTAAAAGATCAATAGCTGCTGGATATTGGCAGCAAGCTACTGAAGTTGAAGACCCTTTACAAGCATTAAATATTTCTTTACAGGCCATCTCCTATGATATGCAAGATAAGTATGTTAGACAGGCTCATCAATTAGCTGGCACTATGGATCTGTATCAAAAGATGAACGATCAAATAAGTGAGATGGCAGCAGACCAGAAAATAACTAATGATGAGGCTGCTGCTTTTTATAATTTATTAAAAGATATGAATATGCAATGGGCTAATATGGGAGAGAAGGCAGGTAAGTTAGCAGGCTATGGAGCTAGAAGTATACAGAGCTTAAATGATATATGGGAGAGATTAAGAGAAGTTTTAATTGAAGCTGGAGAGCTTATTCCTACAGAACAAGGGATAGAAGTTTTAAAAGGTTATAAAGAACAGTTATTAGAAATAAGAAAGACTATACAGGTTATTCGGAATACTAAATATGAAAAAATAAGAGAATTAAGATGGTTAATAAGTGATATGATAGCTGGAGAGCCATCTATTGAGACTATGATAAATCGTTGGTCTGTAATGGCTCAGGACTTAATTAAACGCTTTGGAGAGACTACTGATGCAGAGACTCAGATAGCTATACTAGACCAACTAAAAGATATGGGAAAGGAAGCTTATGATACTATATCCGAGGTAATAGGAGGTTTAACTGGAGAGCTAAAAGATTTATATAAAACATCATCTGCCACCTTTTTTAGTCTTGATGATATTATGAGGAGACTATCTACTTATCCTGGAGGGACTGAAGCATATAAGGAGAGATTGAAGAAAGATTTAGAAGCTGGTATAGGCATGTGGAAAACTACTTCAGAAGGATCGGAAAAAGAACTTATCCGAACAAATTTATTAACTTTACTAGAGGAATATGCTAAAACTATTGGGGTCTCTATTACTGGGGGTAGTAATAAACAATTGCAGGCAATAGAGGAATCAATTAGTGTTATTAACACTCTAAGAGAAGAATATATAGATACAATTAATAAAAATCATGGATTTGAAACCGTATCGGCTGAAAAAATTAAAGGTTTGTTGGAAGATCAATATAAAATTCTTGGGGGGCAAAAAGAAGCATATGAAAAGGGATTGATTGACCAGATTGGCCAGGCTGAAAAGAGCTCTATAGAAATACAAAATTATTTGAAAAGTATTGGAGCCTCTACTGATGAACAGACAGGATTTGCTCAGCTCTTAGCTCAGATATTAGATGAGAGTGCTGGTTCTTTACAAAAAAAATTAGCAGAATCAATGATAAATTTGACAGTAAATATTACGGATTTAAAAACTAGACAAGAGCTTTTATTGACTGAAGATACGAGAGCTTCCAGACTTAATACAATTTTTCTGGGAAAGGAAATTGCAAGGCAACAGGACTTGTTTTCTTCTTTAAATACCACCTATATAAATATTAATGAAAAAATTATTACTTGGTTGTCATCAATAAGAGATTGGCTTGTGGGGATTAGAGGAGTTTTGGATAATACAAAAACTGAATTATTAACCAGGATAGATTATTTGTCGGGGGTAAGCTCATCTAGTTTAAGTTATTTATCGGCTGTAAAAGGGGACATAATTGCTGGGATAGCAGGATTGGAAATGTGGTATTCAGCTGTTTACGATCAGATGATTAAGGATCAATTAAAAGCAGCTCAGGATACTATTATAGAAATTGGAAAAGTATATGCAAAGATTGAGAATGCTGCAACTTCTGTGGATGTACAGAATTTAGTAAAAGAGATTTGGGATTTAGGAGTTGATATAGAGGGCTTGGGAAAAACTTCTTTAGGAGCTCTTCCGGCAAATGTAGAAGCAGCTATAACAAGGGGTTTGCAGGTTCCAATAAAAGTAGAGGTAGGGATTAGAAAGCCAGATTGGTGGCCTGAGGGAATGTGGCCAGTACCTTCTCCCACCCCATCTCCTCCCCCTGTAATAGGCGAGACCCCTCAACAAAAATATAATAGGGTTGTAGCTGAAGCTCAGGGGGCACAGACAACTCTAAGAGGGCAATTAGGTGGTATGGGAGAAGCAGAAAGGTGGGAAAAGGCTGCAAGAGGAGTAGAGTGGTTGTATAGTACTTTTTTAGGACGAGGACCTGAATCAACTGAGGCTACAGCAAACTGGGCAGCAGCCTTTTTAAGGGGATTAGATATTGTTTCAGGAATACAATTAAGTGGAGAAGCTTTATCTAGTAGAATGCGTCTTTTTGGTTTTCAACATGGAGGAATAACTACAGGAGTAAGACCAGTACCAGCTTTGTTGTCAGAAAGACCCGGATTAAGAGAAGCTGTAATCCCTTTAACTCCTTCCTCTGTGCGTATGATAAGAAATGAGTTGGGGGGAGGGTTAGGGGGGAAGATTATTAATCTTTCTATAGAAATAAATAATGAAATGCTAGATGCCAGCTCGGCTAATAAAATAGATTGGGATAGATTAGTTAGAAGAAAAATATTTCCTGTAGTAAAAGATGTTTTGGTGGGTACTGGGGAAGGATTGGGAAGGAGATTGGAGGTGTTTTAAAAGATGCCTTTGTCAGACGCTGGAAAATTTGTTTGGCGGAGTGGGGCTAGTAGTTATATATTTGTAAAAGATTTTAGTCAGATGGCTCCTGCAATAGTTGATCCCTTTGAGAATTTTGAGAGAGCAGACGATGGTACCCTAAGAGTATATAGTACAGCCACATACAAGAAAACAATAGATTTGGAATTTGAGGATATAGGAGCTACACAGAGAAATCAGTTTGCTACTATTTGGAAAAATGCTAGAACAAGTTTAGATTTTTATGACAAGCAGAATAATGCTTCTAAAACAGGGACTTTTGCCTGGCTTGGTGGATTTAATTTTTTTTATTCTGATTGGGGGATTTATTACAAGAATTTATATAATGGAAGAATAACCTTAGAAGAGATTTGAAAATTGGCAATACCTGTATCAAATAGCTATATAATTGCAGAGGCAGCCACATCAAGAGCTCAGATGGCTTTTTGTCTTAGTATGAGAAAAACTTCTCTATCAGGAGGAACATCGGGAACAAAAAATAATATTGATATCTCAGGCAATACTTTTTCCCTTAGTGCTGGAGCTACAAGAGGGAGTTGGGTTTCAGCTTCAAAAAACACCTCCCATCCAGTTAAGGACACTTTGTTTAGATTATTTTGGGATCAAATAACAGGGGAAGGAGAAGTAGCTGTATATTTGCGTTCAGCTACAGTAGGGAGTGAATTGGGAGATGTTGCTTGGGCTAATGCTTCTCAATTTTCTAATTCTGTTTTGAGTCATTACCGACATAAAAAATGGTGTCAAACAAAAGTAAAATTAACTCGGCCAGAGGCTGCTAGTGATACTCCCCAGGTATCCACTATAACTATAGAGGGAAGGGCTTTAGTACCTAATAGTGAAGTAATAGTTTATCCAAATGTACAGTATTCAGTGGGAAAAGATTTTCTTGGTATAACTGCTTCTCAAATGAGGGTGGGAGTAGATAACCAAGACCGTAAGTGGGATGAGCTATATTCTCAAAGCTATGTTTACAACAGAAATTATTTGAATGATCAAATTGATCTATATGCTGGGTTAAAACTGGGTTCAGGTAAATATGAATATTTACCTATCTTTTCAGGGAAGATAGATCAGTTAGAATTAGATTCTGCTGCTAAACTAGCTAGTCTTTCAGTAAGAGGAAATTTATTGGACAATCTGAATAATATAATTGTAGGGGGTAAAGATATTATTTCAGGATTACCTCAACCCTATGGAGCAGGGAGGAGATACAGAGATTTATTAGTAGAGACAAATTCTGCTTCAAGAATTTGGACTTATTTTTTAAAACAAAGTCCCACTACTATTAATAATGTATATACAAGAAATGTAGAAAATAATCTGTGGAGAACCATGACAGCAGCTTCTTATACAGCAAGCCCTTTAGGGAAAAAAATAACTTTTAATGCTGACGCTGATATTCAAGGGGATGTGGCAATAGATGTATCTATTAATGGGAATAGACATCCAGTAGTAATTTTGAAAGATATTTTGAATAATGAAGTGTCTGTAAAATATAATGCTTCACAATTAACTAGGATTGAAACTGATTATCCTGATTTTGCTGTAGGAATAAAATTTGAGGAAATATCTGGGTTTGAGGCTATATCAAGACTGGCTCGGATACTTGATATAGCAGTATACGAAGCAGCAGATAAATTGAATTTTGTATCCTTACAAAATATGCTTCCTTCTACTCATACTATATCTCAGATTGATTATAAAGAGATGCGATTAACTCGATCAAAACTTAAGATAGCAAATAAATACAGTCTCCCTTATGGAAATTATTGGGATGATAGAACTAAAGTTGTAGCTAGCTCTGATAGCAAAAGCATAGCGAGTTTTGGAATACGGGATTTGTCAGTGGTTTATGGAGGAGAATATACATATACCTTTGATGATCCTATTAGTTGTAACGATTCGGGAGCTATAATTAATTTAGTCACTAAACTTAAATTACGTTTACCCGCTCAGAAAGAGACAGTATTCTTAGATGATGTATTTACAAAGACTCTTCGGATGGAGCTAGGGGATAAAGCAGTAGTTAATAATGCTTTTTTTGGCTATTCAAATAAGTTAGTGGCTATTTATGAGCGGGGGTTGGATTTAAAAACTCGGATTGCAGATTTAGGGGCTATGGGATATGATTTATATTCTATTTTTATTTTTGCTCCTACAGCTAATTCTCAACTAGCTTCTTATTGGATGCCCTACCCGGAGCCCCCATCATCACCAGAGCATATAACAAACGCAGCTTATTTTTTTTAAAAAAGGAAAGAGAAAATGGGATTGTTTGTGGCCACACCAGTAGTAGCAACTAAATGGGATAGTCCTAGTCTGGTAAAGGGCCTCAAAGCAGATTTTGGGAATATCCTAAGAAATCTGGAATCAATATACAAAGATGTTTATGCTTCTCCTGGTTGGAATAATGATGGGAATCCAAATACTTATCCGGCTAGAAGAGCACGCACAGCTATAACAAAAGGAGATGCTTGTTATGCCCCTTCAGCTTCAGGAATAGCTAAAGCTCAAGGTAATTCTTATACTACCTCTAGAGCTATATTCTTAGCTAATTCTGATCTTAATTCTGGACAAACTACCCGCAATTATCATAGGAGAGGATATTGGGCTAGTACTAGGTATAATTTTACAGCGGGGAATATAATTTGGCTTAGCTCTGCCACTGCAGGGAGGTTGGTTGGTACGATTCCAACAGCTACAGTAGCTCATGCAGTAGGAATAGCGGAGGCAGGAACTCAATTTGATTGGCACCCTTTTTTAATCTACCAAACCCTGTAGCTAGGTTTGGGTGTTTTTGCTAGTGGACGTGATAAGTTAGTAAGAAGTAAGCTGGATAAGCCTTTCCTAACACCAATAATGTTTATAGTAAGTATAGTATAATTAAGCCTCCCCAAGAATCCCTCCTATAAGGACTCTTCAAAAACCCCTCTTTTGTCATAGGTAATTATATATAACTACACCTGTTTTTGAATCCTTATCTAGAAAGGGGTTGGCTTATTTTACTGGAATAGGGTTTAGTATAATTCTTGCTGGGTGTGGGTTTGCTTGAAGCAATTCTATTTTTTCCTATAAAAAATATTTTTAAAATATTTTTGGACTTCACGTTAAGTATATGTAATTATGCTATATTTAAGAAAGTTGATTTTAGTGGGTTTTGAATGGTTTTTATTTCCATTTCCTTTAGCTTCTTTATTAGTGGGTATCTTGGGGGACATGAAAAATATAGAAACTTAAAAATAAATCTTTTATTTTTTCTTAAAATATAGTATAATAATAAGTAGAGGTTAGCTTAGAGGGACCAGATAACATTATTGCCCCACGGGGCGGGAGGAAACATGAGGTATAAAATAGTCAACGTCAGGCAGCTAAGGGTTTGTGATCCTACCCCCATAGCGCAGAAGTCACGAGTTTTAAATTCCTTGGATGTTATTCCGATTTTACAAGCGTTCTTTGAAAGTGTGCAGAATGACCAGGAAAAGATTGTTGTTCTACCACTTTCCACCAAACATCACATTCTGGGCCTCCAAGTAGTTCACGAGGGAGCAATGTGCTATACGGTAGTTTCAATTCCAGCTATCCTTAGAAATGTATTAGTCTCGGGTGCAGAACAGTTTATCTGTGCTCATAATCATCCATCGGGCAATCCGCTACCAAGTGCAGAAGATGATCAAGTAGCAGATAAACTTAAACAAGCCACAAAAAGTTGCAGCTTAAACCTATTGGATTTCATTATCATTGGTGATGGGACTGGTGATTATTACAGTTATCTTGATAGAGGAAAGCTATAAAAACATAACACCAAAACTGGGGCGTGGTCAGCCCTGGTCGCTGGTGTAGGGCAAGCCAACCTGATGAGGTAGCCTAAACAACTTTAATTGCCCCACGGGGCGGGAGGTAGGGATGAAAGCACGAGAAAAAATCCTTGGTCTAGAAGGATACCCGGTAGCATCAAGCCGGGTCCTGGAGATTCCTGATGCCGAGCTTCTGCCCATTCTCTCCATCCCTCAGGCAGTGAGAAATATGCTGCCGGGGATGTTTGGGCAGCTCTTCCGGTGGGAAGAGTATTTGGTTGCGGAAAGGAAAGATGCTATCCGCCCCCAAGGCGATCCCGTGGCTATTGAGCTTACCCCACGGGAATGGGGATTGTAAGCTGTCATTAGTTGGATTTTAATTTTTTACAGCCCCCCATTGGGGCGGGAGGTAGGGAGATGAGCTGGAGAGAAGAAGAAGGATTTGTAGCTACTCTTGACGAAGTAGACGGAGTAGCTAACCGTAGAATTGAATGGTCTTGCGGGTGTATTGAGACGTCCGGGGTAAGGGGGTCGGCTTGGCAGACCGACTTTTGTCCTGAACATAGATATTATGACCCTATAGTGGGGCGGGAGGTAAGGGAGATGGAAAAGTACGAGAGAATGGGTGGGGGATGCGGAGAACTCATCGAAATTAGTGAGTTCTGCCCAATCTGTACGGGTAGAGGAAAGGCAGTACGAATGCGAGAAGAATATACCCTGCAATCAGGTGTGTATAGGGTCTGTTGGCAGGGACATAGATTCCGGCAAACTAACCAGGCAAATATTTTAGATCCCAGCGGGGGCGGGAGGTAGAGGGATGAAAGAAAAGATTCTTCTTCTGCCATGTGCTTTTTGCGCTGCCGAAGGAAAACACGCAAAAGAGATCTGGAAATCTCGTACTAAAACTATGTTATATCAGCATTATGAAAAACACAGCCTTTCTTCTCAAAAGATTGCTGAACTGAAGGAACGACATGCTAAGAGATAGTCAAAATAACCCTAAAGCCCCAGGGGCGGGAGGTAGAACGATGGAAAAGACATACGAAAAAACGTACGCAGTGGAAAAGGCAATCAACTGCATGAACCTAGGGATTGATTTCGATTCCTGGGACAATGGCGAAAGTGAAGAAGTGATTGAGTACCTAGAAGGATTAGCCCTTCCGGGATTTGAGAAGGCTATACATCTGAGTAGGAGAATGCGGCAAGCTATACGCAAGATATATGATGAGGCCCCAGCGGAATAAAGGGAGATGAGGCGGCCTAAACAATAATGCCCCAGGAGGGGCGGGAGGTTGGGAGATGATATACTTAAATTGCGAAAACTGTGGATCACCAAAGGTGTATTTCCACGAACAACCCGAAGGGTCTGATACATATGATTGTCAGACCTGTGGTCATATGGTATTCGTGGATGGGTCAGATTCACAGTCCTTCTGCGAATGCGAAGAGTGTAATTAGGATTGTGACATCAATGCCCCTGGTGGGGCGGGAGGGAGGGAGATGGGAAAAACATTGCCAGAAATGTATAAAGAACTGCCGGACGCTAGGCAAATTCCTGACATCATCTGGACAGCCCAAAAGATTTTAGATGAAATGTCCGAAGTAGCTAAGAAACGAATTTGCCTCCAAGAAGAACTGGAGTCAACCATGATAACGGTAATGTCCTACCTCCATACCTACTGGAGCAAAGAGGAATTACTGAAAGTGGGGTTAATGAGCGAATAGCCCCACCAAAGGGCGGGAGGTAAGCGATGAAAGTATGTGAGAAATGCGGGGAAGAAATTGGCGGGAAGGATGGAGACAATCTTTGTGGGGATTATGATCAGGAAAAAAAGAGACGAGGCAGGCTGTCCAAAAAGGCTAGAGAAAGCGTACTTCGGTCCCTGGGCCTGGTAAAAGTCAAAGGGGCTCTTGGCGGAACTTATTGGGAATAAAATTAATGCTCCGAGAGGGGCGGGAGGTAAGGGAGATGGAAATGGGAAAGCTAATAGGAAGCAAAAGGTACCTCACTGATAAAGTCAAGAGGCTTAAGGGTACCAAAAGGTGCTTCTGTTGTGGTATTTCTGTTATAGATAAGGAGCTAGAGGTGTTAGGAAGTGTTCAGCAAATACTTACAGATTTGGAAGGTGATGTTAAGTTCTTTTATGAGGATGGCAGTTTTGATGAAGAGGATGAGAGATTAACTTATTACTATGGGCTAGTAGTTGTTTGCTGGGATTGTATAGGGAAAGCGTTGGATAGAGAGGAATAATATTATTGCCTTGGGAGGGAGGGAAATGGATTGGGCAACAATGACAACCGCCGAAATTCAGGACCTTGTGGAAGCGGGGAAGAAAGAATTAGATAGCCGGAACCCCGAGGAAGTAAGAGAACTAATCCTGTATACACATGGTTGTAAAAGATCTGCACATTATCACCTGGGCAAGTATAAGCACTGGGCCAAGGTGGTAAAGCAGGTAGATATGACCAAAGCAAATGGGTATGCGTTCATTGGCGAGTTTTTGGGAGTGGGCCAAGAACATAAACTCCCGGGGAACAGTATTGTGATAGAGGTATGTGACCACAAAATAACCGCGTACCAACTCATGGGTGAGGATAAAATAATCCAACTAACAACCGGAGACACCCGGAGTATGTCAGCGGTTATTGACCGTGTCAACCAAGCGATAGAGAAATAAGACAGCCTAAACAATCTTAATGCCCCCAAGGGCGGGAGGGAGCGGGATGAAGATAAGAAAAGAAGATGAGGAAACCATCAAAGAACAGCTCTCAATATGGCACCAACGCTGGTTGGAGATTGGAACAAAAGGTGGCCCATCTGAGCAAGAGATTGTGACTCCTACTATCCACAGTATTTATGATCTGCGTGGTTTTTCGAGGCCCCTAATTATATATGTTGCCTCACCACTAAGTGCTAATATTTTGTTGGGTATCAGCCTTCGTGCCAGCCTGGGTGCCAGCCTTCGTGACAGCCTTCGTGCCAGCCTGGATGCCAGCCTTCGTGCCAGCTCTGGTAACAGCCTGGGTGCCAGCCTTCGTGACAGCCTGGGTGAGAACCTGGATGCCAGCCTTCGTGCCAGCCTTCGTGCCAGCCTTCGTGACAGCCTTCGTGACAGCCTTCGTGCCAGCCTGGATGCCAGCCTGGATGCCAGCCTTCGTGACAGCCTTCGTGCCAGCCTGGATGCCAGTCTGGATGCCAGCCTTCGTGACAGCCTTCGTGCCAGCCTGGATGCCAGCCTTTATACCAACCTTCGTACCAGCCTGGATGCCAGCCTGGATGCCAGCCTTCGTGACAGCCTTCGTACCAGCCTGGATGCCAGCCTGGATGCCAGCCTTCGTGCCAGCCTTCGTGCCAGCCTTTATACCAGCCTTCGTGACAGCCTTCGTACCAGCCTTCGTGACAGCCTTCGTGACAGCGAAAACATAAAATATGAACCCACCTATTTTTGGGGGAGCCAGGAAAGCCATTGGATTTACTTTTATCTGTTTTTTCAAGAAGTTATGGGCATAAAATATCAGCAGGATGCTGCTAAAAAATTATCTATTATGAAAAATTTATGCTCAGCCGGATGGGTGTATTTTTATAAAAACATATGCCTTGTATGTGCCCGGCCCGTTATTAGAACTGCGTGGCAGAATAAACGGCTCATTTTTCACAATCCAGCTGGGCCTGCCATGTTGTTTGAGGACGGATGGGAGATTTATGCTCTGAATGGGGTCAGGGTATCGAAAGAAATAGTTATGACCCGGGCAGAAGACCTTGATCCTCGTCTTATTCTGCATGAAAAAAATGCAGAGATAAGACGTGAGATCGTGAGGAAAATAGGAGCAGAGGGGATACTATACCGATTAGGGGGTAAACAACTTGATAAATGGTCCCTAACGCTGGATGGGGAAGAAATTCATTATGAATTATATAAATGTGAGGGGATAAGGCCTCTACTTTTGAAGATGCTGAACCCTTCATTAAAAGTGTGGGTAGTTGAACCAATTAGAGAGAATGGCTCTCCATATCTGGACCATCCCATCGTGACATGCCGGGATGCTCTTAAATGGCGTTTTAAGGGGAAGGAATTTAACCCGTCACAATTAACTTAGGAGGAGGAAACATGATAGTACAAGGAGATATTTATTTTGTTGCTGCAATATTGCCTAACCATACCAAAAGAATTAAGCATAATGGTAGACTGAAGGAAGGAGAACACACAGGCCATTGCCATGAGATAAGTGAACAAGATCTTGCAAAGGTTGAGTTTTGGGAAGACGAGAAGGGAACCCTATGGCTTCGTGTCTTGAAAGAAACCTTGGTAATCCACCAAGAACACAAGACCGTGACATTACCGGAAGGAGATTACTTTTTTGATTCGCAGATTGAGGATGACCCCTTCGAGGATGAAATCCGAGAAATAAAGGATTAGAGGAAAGGATTGGAAGTAATACCCTTAACCGAGAAAGACGTTAACTGGCAGATTAAGGACTACCTTAATGCCCTGGGTATCTTCTATTTTTGCCCATTACAAGGCTTAGGTGCTTCTCCTGGGGTGAGTGACTTTATTGGCCTGTATAAAGGAGGCAGGTTTTTGGCTATTGAAGCTAAGGCAACTAAAGGAAAAGTAAGTGATTTTCAACGCAATTTTCTTGCTGAAGTCGAACGGCAGGGGGGAATTGCAATTGTTGCTTACTCAATTGACGAGGTGATTAAAGGACTGAGTCAACAATCGCCAGCTAAAGCAGGCGGTCTCCTTGCCTAATTTTTTATGCCCCCAAGGGCGGGAGGTAGGGAAAATGAGATCATACAGTTGTATAGCAGAGATGGAGAGCAGCGTTGTTGATACAGATGGCCTTGTTTATCCTGGCATAATCGGGAAACTTGGGGATAAAGAGGTAAGGATAAAAGGAAAAGTAGTAACAAAGGGATATTTCCCTCGGTTATGTATTCGGTGGGAAAGTGGTGAGGGCAAGGGATTATTTGGAAAGGGATTAATTAGTTATAGTGGTAGACCAATCGACCCAGATAGATTGAGATTATTGCCAAGAGTAAAATAGGGGCATGTATAAATGAGGTAGCCTAAACAATCTAATGCCCCACGGGGCGGAAGGTAGGGAGAGATGGGTAAAACAGGAATATATAATTACCAGGTCCAGGTAGAGGTGTCTCCTGGACGCTACTGTATCTTAGGAGCAATGAAGTATAAAGAAGCTCTGATGAACTTCTTTTCTGAAGCCGTGAGAATAAATAGTAGGGCTGGCTATATATGGCCCCAGACAAAGGCTGGCAAAAAGAAGCTTAAGGCCGATTATATACAGGTAGAGATAAACGATTATGACCGGATTATTGAAACCCCTAAGCAGATGGGAGACCTCACAAATGGTAGCCCCCAAGGAAATCATGAGAAGATTTAAAACGGAGGCCCTGAAAAAAGGGTATACCGTGAAGGTGATAGGTGATTTTGCCTACCGAACAGATCGAAGAAGGAAGAACTGTTACGGGTTCATCAGATTAATTTCAGGGAACCCGTATAAGGTGGTAGAATTTCGACAGAAATAACCTTATTGCCCCCCAGGGGAGGGAGGTAGAGGAATGGACAAAGTAGGATTCAATGAGAAAATGTCTGCTGTGGCAAGGATATTGAAAATGGAGTGGAGACCTGACCTAGAAGCCCGTGGTAATTTTGGCCAACTTCTGGGGGCAGAGCAAATTTGTATTCATGTCAACAATTTAGAGTATAAAACTCCCAATAAAATCAATTTCCGGGGCATCTACCCCCGAGATGCTAAAAGACAACTCTGGACAGGGGAAAAAGAAAATATAGAAATAGGCGTAAGTGTGGATAAATCCCCTGAGCATATTGCCCGGGATTTGCAACGCCGCTTTTTGCCCAAATATATAGAGCATCTTAGGGTTATGACTGAGAAAATCAACAAAATAAATGAGTATAATAGCAAGAAAGAAGCTACTCTGGGGCAAGTAGCTGACCGATTTGGCTATGAAATCAGGGATAATAACCAGGAAGGGATATGTTTTCCACATGGCCTTGGGATATACTCCATCAAAGCATATACTGATATGCAAGTAGAATTAAGCCAAATATATTGCTCCTCGGAGGCTGCGATCAAGATAATTGAGATATTGATGGCGAAAGAATAATAACCTAAGACCAATCGGGAGGGGCGGGAGGTAGGGAGATGAAATATAGAACAGAACCGGAAGGGAACTGTAGACGGATTTTTGCCGTCAAGGAGTTTGGCTGTGTAAAGAACGGAGAAAGAGGAGGCTTAATCGAGTGCGAGGATAATTTGTCGCACGAGGGAGAGGCATGGATATTTCACGATGCCATAGTTTCTGGTCAGGCCAGAGTTTATGGTGAGGCCACAGTTTATGGTGGGGCCAGAGTTTCTGGTGGGGCCAGAGTTTATGGTGAGGCCAGAGTTTCTGGTCAGGCCAGAGTTTATGGTGAGGCCACAGTTTCTGGTCAGGCCAGAGTTTATGGTCAGGCCAGAGTTTATGGTGAGGCCAGAGTTTATGGTGGGGCCATAGTTTATGGTCAATCTGAAGTTTTTGGTGAGGCCAGAGTTTATGGTCAGGCCAGAGTTTATGGTCAGGCCAGAGTTTATGGTGAGGCCACAGTTTTTGGTGAGGCCACAGTTTCTGGTCAGGCCAGAGTTTATGGTCAGGCCAGAGTTTATGGTGAGGCCACAGTTTTTGGTGAGGCCACAGTTTATGGTGGGGCCATAGTTTCTAAGTCCCTATTTTCGGGAACAGGCCTCTTCAACTGGACAAATCTTCCCAATGGACTGGTTATTGGTTGTGAGCTTTCTACATTAGAAGAGTGGGAGGCAAAAATAGAAAAATTAAAGACTATATATGATTTAAAATGGGTTGCTCTCCTAGAAGCCTTAATTCCAGCACTAAAAATAGACAGAGAACGTATAACAGGGTGAGCCCTGGGGTCTGAGCAGCCCCAGTAAAACCCAAGCCCGGTGGCAAGGCCATGCCCAGAAACCATAATGCTCTAGGAGGGGTGGGAGGCAGGGAGATGGAATCTAAAGATGTTGAGAAGATAATGAAGCAAATAGAAGAGGATTGTGAGGAAGCTTGCGGAGGATTTATTGAACCTGGAGCCCACGCAATTATTAAAACTCTAGGGTTAATAGCTATGCTTCTGGCTGATATTCACGATATGGCAGCTCTCTCGGAGGATTACTAAATGAATAATTGGATTGCGAGAGAAAAGGCGCTATTTTGTATCAACTGTGAGGTAATTTTTGAGGCATCTAGGTGCTGTCCTAGATGCCAATCTCACCTGTTTTTGCCGTTGAGCAAATTTCAGGGATTGCAAGCTCAAGATCAAGATCAAGACCACCAGTCAGACCCAGTATCAATCCATTCTCCGTAAAACCATAAGGAAAGGCATGGGGAGCTAAAAGAACAACTAGCTGAATGGTTATAGAGGAGAAATAAGGCATGTCAGAATTTGAATATTTACAAGGTAGGATTATCAGGATGGATGGGCTTAGTAATGCTGAAATACGGGCTGAAGGTAAAGATGAATTAAATAAGCCTGAGGACCCTGATGGCTCTGAGTATCCCGATGGAGGAAAAGCTAGGGAGGAATAATCATGGAGCTTTCAAAAAAAGAACTTGAAGAAATTATTGCTGCTCTAAGTGCTTCTACACATGATATTAATGACTATAACTGTGATGATTGGCCTATAGGTCAGGGTTGTAATGGGTGTAAGGGGGATGAGCTAAGAGAACAGATGATAGCGGTACTAGAGGAAAAAATAAAAAGCCATGAGAAGGAATAAATGAATATGAAAAAATCTCTATCAATTAACCATTGGAATACTGAAAATTTTAGGGAAAGAATGACCATAAAGGAGTGGCGAGAAATATTATTAGCTGAAAACGACCGTATTATTGTTGCCGGGTGCTGCCGGCAAGTTGTAGCTAAAAACATAGGCGCCGGAGTAGTCGAGGTGAGTAAAAAACCATTGTTAGAGGAGGGAGGGGATCAATAATGGGTAGAACAACCTTTGATTTTACGTTCGACTGCGGGCATACGGGACTATTTGTAAGGCGGTTTTCCGAAACTACGGAAAAGGCTGTGGCCAGGTATAGGAAACATACGCCAAATATCCTATGCGACAAGTGCCAGGAGAAGGAGAAGGAGAAGGAGGAAGAGGGAGAGAGAGCTAGGAGTGGATGCGGTATATTAAGGCGTCTGGAGGAGGCTAGCTCATGAGTAAAACATTCCGCAGTCCCCGTGAAAGGTCTCACAATGGCCGGGCCAGGAGAAGAAAAAGGTACGAGAAAAAGATGGGTCTGGAGGAGAAATTTTGCGTTGCGGTAAATCCTAATGGTCGGTTCCATAAATATATTAGTGAGGGAGGAAAAGTATAATGAAGATGGCCAAAAGAATTGTGAATACCCAAGCAATAAGCCATGATGAGTGGCTTGCAATAAGGCAGAAGGGCATTGGGAGTAGCGATGCTCCTGGAATCCTGGGTGTTAGCACATGGGCAAGTCCGCTGTCGGTATATGCCGATAAGCTGGGCCTGGCTGATCCCCAGAAGGATAATGACCGGCTAGAGTGGGGTCGGATCATGGAAGGCCCAATAGCTGAACGGTATGCGGCCAAAACAGGAAGGCCGCAAACCGAGGAGCCTTATATTCTACAGCACCCAGAGTTGCCCTGGATGCTATGTAATCTTGATCGGATTATCCAGGATCCCGAGAAAGGAACTGGAGTCCTAGAAATCAAGAGTTATGATCCGTTCGACCAGGAGGGAGAGGCCAGAATAGATGTTCAAGTCCAATTACAGCACCAGTTAGCTGTGACTGGAGTATCCTGGGGATCAATTTGTGGCCTTGCCTATGGCCGGACCCTAATATGGCAAGATTACGAGCGCAATGATATCTTCATTGAGGCGCTTGTCAAAAGTGAACTGGCTTTTTGGGATTGCGTACTAAAGAAAAATCCCCCTGACCCCGATAGCCACAAGGCTACCAAAGAAGCGATTACTAAGCTCTTTCCAAAAGATACTGGTAAAACTATAAACCTACCCCCCGAAGCGATGAAATGGGCTTTATTTTTAGAAGTGGCCCAAGAAGAAAAGAAAGACGCAGAGGGGGCCATTACACTCATGCAGAACAAGATTGCCCTGGCAATGGGAGATGCTACCATTGGCCGTCTGCCGGACAACTCAGGATTCAGTCATAAAACCCAAAAACGTAAAGCATATCAAGTACCAGAAAGTGAGTTTAGGGTATTAAGAAGACTGAAAACCATAAAAGAGGAGGGATAAAAATATGACCACAGAATTGACGGTATACCAGAAAAAAGTAGCAAGCGTAAGAGACCTATTGGAGAGATCCCGGACACAAATTGCCCTGGCGCTACCAAAACATATGAACGCAGATAGGCTGTTGCGGGTAGCAATGACTAGCGTGCAGCGCAACCCTAAGCTATTGGATTGTTCGCAAGTGAGTCTGATAGCGGCAATAATCCAGAGTGCCCAACTGGGGCTTGAACCCGATGATCTATTGGGTCATGCCTACCTTGTACCTTTTAAAACGACGGTAGTGCTCATCCCTGGGTATAAGGGTCTAATTAGCCTGGCCCGGAGATCCGGAGAGATCAAGGCGGTCTATGCCCGAGTAGTCTACGAAAAAGATCATTTCAAAATATCCTTCGGGATTAATGAAACTCTGGAGCATATCCCGACCGCAGAAGAAAACCCCGGGCCTATAATAGGCTGTTATGCCGTGGCTCATTTTAAGGACGGTGGCTATCAAGTAGAGTGGATGTGGAAGCGGGAAATTGATGCGATCAGAAAAAGAAGCAAGGCGGCTAACGAAGGCCCCTGGGTGACTGACTATGAAATGATGGCCAAAAAAACCGTTCTGCGGCGGTTATGTAAATTGCTGCCAGCATCCGTTGAACTTGCTACAGCGGTGGCACTAGACGAGCGGGCAGAAGAAGGATTGCCCCAGGACCTAGAAACCATAATTGATCTTAGCCAGGAAGAAGGCGCCGAAAAGAACCCTGACAAAGGAAAAAAGAAACTAGACATGCTAACGGAACAACTAGATAAGGAAAAGCCCCCCCGTACGGAAAATATTCCCCTAGCATGTTCCTCTTGCCTCAGGCCCCTTGGCCAAATATTTCACCGGCACAAACAAGATAGTGGAGATGAACTGTATTTGTGTCCAGAGTGCTACAGGAATAGGACGGAGATGTCGGAGGAGAAAGGAGAGAAAACTAATGTATGACGAAAGACTTTTGAAAGACAACGAGGCCGAAAAACCGGAACAGTTACCCCCGGTTGGCTCGATGCCGTTGTTAGATATTGCTATTCTTTTGCCTGAATATTTTTCTTTAAGAAAAAAGGCAAAGGCATTAAAACAAAAAAGAGCTGACATGCACGGGAAGGGGTCAATAGAAAATCAGCGTGGTTGTGAATTGCATGATGATGAATGGGGAGAATGTTTTGAATCGAAATTGCCCGAAGCAGAATGGTGTGATTATTGCCGTGAGCGTCAAGTGGTGCATCGGGAATATCACAACACCGTGAGGCAGGCGCAGAGCATTTGGATGAAAATATACAGAAGATATGGCATGAGCCACTGAGTGATGAAAGGAAATAAACACATGGAAAAACCGACGGAGCAAAGCGAAATCGGTCTTAATGCCATTGTTATGGCCGGGCTTAGTTACCAAGAAACCGTTAATAAGCTCTTCGGTAATGACATTATGTCGAACTCGGCAACGAAGACAAATATCATCGTTGGGCATGAACTCTGGAAACTGACCTGGCGAAAAACATTCAACGGTTTTGACGAGATCGTGAAGCGGGAACACATCGGGAATTATGCTAATGAGTCTTATGCCTACAACAGAGAATGGGAATATAGAAAAAACAGAAACACTGATTCAGTAAAAGTTGGAGAAATATATACTTTATTGGTTGTGCAACCTCTGTGGGTGAGAACTGATGGATTACCAGAGAGGCCATAACGCTGAGGTCAAATGAATATATTAGCGATTGACCCGGGCCCGGAGGAAAGCAGCTATGTTTTGGTAGATCATAAATATAATATCCTCCAGGCCGAGGACATAAAAATTGACGATCTTCTACACTTACCGGGTAAGCACTCACGCTTTTTGGAGGCTAAGATTGATTTAGTATTGGTAGAAAGCATCGTCCCATTTGGCCGGATATTTGGGCATGACCTTATCAAAACTGTTCGGATTGAAGGTCGCATCGTGCAGAGGTGCATGGATCGTAACTTGCCGTACGAGCTTATCCCCCGTAAGCAATATGCTACTGCGCTTATAGGGCAGGGTAGAGGTAGGATAAACGATGCCGGGCTAAAGAAGGCCCTTGAACTCAGGTTTAATCAGAAGTACGGTAAAGGGTCTCTCCTAAACTCCAGCCATCGGCGTAGTGCCTTTGCGATGGCGGTTTGGCGGCTGGATAAAATCTTCTTTCAAAACCGGAGCCTCGTGAAATGAACCAGAAAAAACTAGAAAAAGACAGGAAAAAAACGGTTAGGTTTTTATCCTACTATCGGGATTATGTTGAAAAAAACGAACCCTATGCTACAACGACAATAGCGGATATTGAGGAGCTAATATCCATTATATCCATACCGCTAGAGGAGTTGTTTAACCCGAACATCGAGAAGGAATCATCATGCCATTAAACAAGGTTAAAGCCGGAAGCAATATGTATCAGGGATGGATAACCCATTGCCACTCTCACCTGGGAGGGGCTTGTCCATTTCATTGTTCTTATTGTTATGTGGCTAGTGGTCGTACAAAGAACCATCCCCGTTATAACGGGCCAATAAGATTGATAGAGAGAGAACTAGCTATCATTTATGGTTCCGATAAGACCATATTTATTGAGCACTGCTCAGACCTGTTTGCCGAGGCGATACCACTTGAATTTATTGAGCGCATCATGGCCCATTGTAAGACATGGCCAGATAATACATATGTTTTCCAGACCAAAAACCCTTTCCGCCTTTTCCATTTAGCCCGGGGCAATCTATTGCCCCCAAACGCTATTTTAGGCGTTACCATTGAAACAAATCGAACAATAGCCAAGACCTTAGCTCCAGATGTTTATTCCAGATATAAAGCTGCCTTAAATTTTAGGCGTATAAATTGTCAATTCTTTGTAACTATTGAACCTATTATGGTATTTGATTTGGAAGAATTTGCTGGCCGGATTAGAGATATTGATCCTATTTTTGTCAATATTGGTGCTGACTCAAAAGGACATAATCTTCCTGAACCATCATGGGAAGAAGTCCGGGCCCTGATAGATAAAATTAGAGAAGCGGGAATAGAGGTTAGACTAAAGAAAAACCTGAATAGGTTAAACAAAAAGGAGGGAATATGCCAGGAGAAAATTTCAGAAGTATCGGGCATGTGAAATGTTGTGCCACCTGTCAAAACGCATACCAAGACGAAACATTGGTCTGCACGATAGAGGATAAGACAGGAGACGTGTTGAGACCGGATGTTGGTGATGAGTGTGACCCAGTTTCAATGTTTGATTTGTGTGATGCTTACCGACAAGGAAAGCCTCACGGATGGGATGACTAAAGGAGGAGGTTAAGTTATGGTTATACAAGAAGTCTATGAGAAATTTAAGCATTTAGACCAGTTATTGTCTGATAAAGAATGGCTCTTCCTGGCTAACAACCTTCTCTATGCTATCCTATATGACCTCTGGCAAGCGGTTAAGGAAGCAGCAGAGAATAACAGCGATGGCCAGGACGTAAGGGAGGGATTAAGCAATGGGCATATGTAGAAAATGCGGCCTATGGCACAGTATGGGGGAGTGCCCGCCACCTATTAGGGTTACTTGTGCCTGTTGTGGGAACTCTTTTCTCATGCCTTTAGATTGCAGCGGAATGATAAAAGATTTAACCTGTGGGAATTGTGGAAAGCCAATGACAGAAGCAATCATTACCGGAGATAATAAACCATGAGCGTTTCTTTTTCTTGCCATTGCGAGAAATATAGCGATACGAGAAGGAATCTTCAGGAGACAAAGGATAAAGTAGGAGGTTGAAAGGATCAAGGAAACTTAGCCATGTCTCTAAGAAACTATTGTGCGAATTGTAACTTAAAAATGG